CCCCGGAGAAGCCCGAGGGCGGCTGGCCGCGCAAGCCGATGTTTTATGTGTCTGATCGCTGTGTTCATTTCATCCGCACCGTGCCGATTCTTGAGCGCGACGAGAAGGAGTGGGACGACGTTTCCGATGACCAGGAAGATCATCACGCGGATTCCTGCAGGTACGTAATGATGAGTCGGCAGAGTCCCGGCAAGCGGGCCGACGAGCCGAAAGAACATATCAAGACTGCCTGTGAAAGAGATTTTGAAGAGATCGAGGCCGACTATATAGAACCGGAAGAAGACGGGGCATGGGGGGATATCGCTCCTGTGTTTTGACTTGTCGAAACTGTCACCATAAGGTTACACTGTTACAACTTGTTGGAGGGGTACATGCACATTGATTTTGGAAACATCCTGACATTGCTGGCCTTGTTCCCGTTGTTTGCGGGGATCTTGCTGCTCGCGGTGTGGATTGGGGCACGGATCGTTCTGACCGCCAAAGGATTTGAGGGGTCGATCATGGGAACGGGCCTCGTTCGCGGTGGGGGTGCCGGGCAGGTTCAGGGGGAAGACGAGTATATGCAGCCGGTGGCCGAGGAGGACAGCCCGGAACTCAAGGACATTGACCGGGTGATGCGTCAGCGGGAGCAGACGACAAGCAAGTTTTTGACTCAGCTCAAGGAGGATCTGCTGTGAGCACTCTTGGAGAAACGATGGTGGACTGCATCATGGAGATGGACGCCGAGCTTCGTGAGCATGTCAAAAAACATGGGATTGAGGTCAAGCCGGACCATGTTGACCAGTTGGTGAAGATGGTAAAAGCCCGGCAGAAAAACTTCTTGGATGCGTTCGGAATCGGTCAGAACGCCCTCCGGCGTGTGGCTTACTCGTTCCTTGAGGGTCGGATTGAAGATATCAAGCTCGCTCAAGATGGCGAGATGCCGGACCATTGGAGGAAAAATGGTTGAGCCAGAAAGACTTAAGGAAAAAATTCATAAGGCGATCATCCGGACTCGGGACGACTGCGCCGAGCTGGGGTTGAATTTTGAAGATTATATAGCCGAGCTTGGCACAACGGCGGTGTTCAATGTCGTGGTCGAGCACATGGATGCGTATGTCCAAAGTCCACCCCGTTCAGTGATTGAACAGTTTGAGCGCAGGATCTTGAAGCTCGAGCGAGCCGTCGAGACCGAGCGGCAGGTGGCGGGCACGAGAAGCGAGCATGTTGAAACGATTGGGTCGGCACTTCACATGGCGGTACAGACCCTTGAAAAGCTTTGGGGATATTTGCTGCAGAGCGACCGGGATGGCGAGGCCTGGATCCCGGCAGAAATTGGCGAGGAGGTCGAGAGATGCCTGATGGCCTGCAAGAACAACCTGGGAAAGTGATGGATACTGCAGAACTGGTCCGACTTGAAATGAGCGACGAGGGAACGCTGGGGGTTCTGCGCGTGAACTTTATGATAGTCTGCGTAACCCTCGAATTACCCTGGCGCGAAAACCAGCAGAATGTATCGTGCATTCCGACCGGTACATATATCGTTCGCCCGTACATCTCGTCTCGGTTTGGAGAAGTTTTTGAGGTGGGGAAGGTTCCTGGCCGGTACGGGATTCTGATCCATCCCGGGAACACTGCCAAGGATTCCACAGGGTGTATCTTGGTCGGTTCGCGTGTGGGATACCTCGAGGGAAAACGTGCTGTGCTTGATAGCTGCTCAACCATGAAAAAACTTAAAGGGCTCCTCGGTGAGAATTCATCGTTTCCTCTGCGAATCAAGGAGGCGTTTTAGTGAAAATTTATGACGTAAAGTGTCCGGGCTGCGGAGAAATTTTCTTCGAGACGACACACTTCTACGAGATGTGGAAGGCGGCAAACGGTCGGATGTTCAAGCTGAAACACCCGTATGGTGAGACAGGCTATAATTGGACAACATTCCCGGCAGACACTTCCTGTCAGTTTGCTGACCTGGCCTGTCCGCAGTGCGGCACAAGCATTGTCAGCTCCACAGGCCGTGTGGCCCTGCTGTATGATCCGGAAACGGGGAAGCGGGTATCGACCACTCCCAAAACCTCGAAAAAGAAAAAGAAGGAAGAGCCCGTGTCGGAAACCACCCCGGACGAAAACTCCGTGTCGGAAACCGCCCCGGACGAAAACCCCGTAAATGACGAGGGAGACAATAATGCCAAGTGGGAAGCCTTTGGTGCAGAGGGACTTGAAGTGTCCTCCACCGATACTCGAGAAGAACAAGTGGAGTCTGACGACACTGCCTCCTGAGGGGCATCCTGACGTTGGGCCGTATTTTTATCAACTGTTTCAGAACGCGGTTCTGGCCAGGGATCGGGAGTATCTGCCCGAGAAATGGGAAGAGAACTATCGCCTGTTTCGCGGGAATCACTGGCCGGGGGTCGTCAAGGTTTTAAGCCAGCCCGGAGGGAACAATGCGAAACTGTCACTGGCGTTATTGCAGAGCAATATCACGAGGACAGTGGCAAATATTACGGCCCGAGCTCCCATGGCAGAAGTGGTTAGCGCGGATGGGATCGAGGATGAAGCCTCGAAAGCTCTTTCGGAAAAACTTCGGGTCTGGTCGGCAGCAGCGGAGCAGCAACGGTCGCTGGGTAAGTCGGTTCTGAACCAGGAGATTTACGGGATCACGGTGGAAAAAGCCGTGTGGGATTCCACAAAGAAGCAGGGGCGTTCGATCCCGTTGGATCCCTTTTCGTTTGTTCCCGCGCCTGGGTATTATGAAGAGCTGTCCGATGCTCCGTATGTCTGCCATCTCTACCCGATGCAGGTCGAAGAGGCCGAAGCAAAATTTGAAGTCGAGAACCTTGCCCCGGACGAAGAAGTTTCTACCTTGTTGGGCGAGTCCAGGCAGGACGACCGGGCCGTTCCGAAAAACACGTACCCAGGATCGATCAACGCTACCGGGAATTATGTTCCCGTCAACCATCCCGGCGAGGCTGAAGAAATCAAGCTGAACCGTGCTCTGATTATTGAGCTTTGGATAAAAGATTACACCACTGTCACCGTTGAGGAAGAGGTCGTTGATATCGACCCCGCCACCGGTGAGCAGAAGATGCTGAAGATTGAGAGTGAAAAACTGAAATATCCCGGCGGGATACGGGTTGTCACGATTTCAAACTACGGCAAGGAAGTCCTCAACGACGAGGCCAACCCGAACGTCAACCATGCGTTGCCTCAAGAAGCCGTTGAAAATTCATACCTTTTTGATCGCTTTCCCTTCTATCATGCAAATTCCTATGAAGATACCACCTCTTTGTGGGGGTATGCGATGTGCGAAACGGTTGGTGATATCAACCTGGCCATCGACGATCTCTGGTCCACGATTATGTCGTACCTCCGGATGTCGATGTTCCCGCCACTGATTCTGCCCAAGGATACAAAGATCCCCTTGTCCAAGGTACGCTATGTGCCGCGCCTGGTACTGCAGCCGGTTTCCGGATCTGTTGGTTCCGGGATCAAATGGCTCGATATGCCCGCTCCTCCGAGCTGGCTGTTTCAAGCACTTTCCACGCTGGTCAGCTTCTTCGACCGTATTTCTCAGATCGAGGATGCGGATAGGGGCGAGGCTGCCGGTGGGGTTATTGCTGCCAGCGCGATCTCGATGCTGCAGGAGCGGGGGGCGGTTCTTGTCCGGGCGAAAATCCGGGCCGTTGACTACATTGTCCGTGAGCGGGGCCGGTGTTTTATCTCGTTCTATCAAAACTTCGGTATTGAACCCGAGCTGGTGGATATTGAATCTGGCCCGGTTGAGATCAACGGGTTGTCGCTTCTCCAGCGGAAATTCAACTATGTTGTGGAGTCCGGATCCACGGTGGCCAAGACATCCAGCCAGGTGAAGAATGAGGCCGTCGAGCTGTTCAAGCTGCAAGCTATCGACCGGCAGGCACTTCTGGAAGCGATCAACTTCCCGAACTGGCGCAAGATTGTCGAGCGTATGGGCGAGTCTCAGCTTCAGGCGGCCCTGTCCGTACTCATTCAGGCGGGTATGCCCGAGGAAGTAGCTCGGGAAATCTACAATCAGCTCTTGCAAGATCAGGGCGGTCCCGGCGATGCAACCCAGCAGAATGCTCCGGGCGGTGGCGTAGGCGCACCGGGCGCACCAGCAGAGGCCGGAACGCCCAAGGCCGAACAGGGTGTTGACCCGGGAGGTGCATAGTGCCGACTTATGTATATCGCTGTCCGAAATGCCGGCAGGAAGTCGAGCACTTCTGCAGAATCGACGACAGGCCCGATGCTCTCCCCTGCCCCCTGTGTGGAGTCATGGCAGGCAGGATAGTCTCTTTCCAGGGTGGTCTTGAAACGGAAACCGCAGCCTGGATTGACGACAACCTGCGCGGCGCACTGCAGGGGGATGGAGAGCGGCCCATTGAAACGCGGTCACAGTACAAAACGTATCTCAAAGAAAAAGGCATAGTTGAAAGAGGGTAGTTGACATGGCTTTCTTTGAGATGTTACCTTTAGGTTACACGGAGAAACAAAAATGAACGTAAACGCTGTTCGTAAAGACACCACCTCTTACGAAAACAATACAGACGACAACGCTCCTGAGCAGAATTTTGAATCGGAGTACACGGAAGAACCACAAGGTCAGCAGCCCGAAGCCCCGGTGCAACCCGAAGGTGACAAGGCTGAAGACGGTTCCACTCCCAACCCCGAAGACAAAACCGCTACCGAGCCCCCGTCTGGTGCGCCTGATTCGCAGCAGCCCGGAGATGATTATTCTGACCCCAAGAAGTTTGCCGCCGCACTTTTGGAGCAACTTGGTCAGGCTAAGCAATCTCAGACTGCCGAACAAGCCGCACAGCCCGAAGCATCCCCTCAGGATCTCCTTGCTCAGCGCAGGCAAGAAGTCACCGCCGGTTTAACCGATACGGTGAAGTCTGTTGAAGAGCAGTTAGGTAGCCTGCAGCAGAAGATGGAGTCGGGCGATATCGACCTTCAAACATACATGGTCCAGCGTGAGTCTCTTAATGAGCAGAAATGGGATGCTCAGCGTCAGGCCGATGCAGAAATTTTGAAGATCGATAATGAATTTTCTCGCATTGAAGAACGGATGCAGCAGGAAGTCGCTAGTGCGCGTCAGTCGTATGCAGAAGAAAACCCGGATTTTGTTGATATGTACCAGTCCGGAGAACTTCAGCAGGTCATGCAGGATCCCAGGCTTTCGAGCGTTTTTGGGAACAATCCGGCAGCCGCGCACCAGTATATTCGCAGCCAGAAACTCAACAGCGAGAACGAACAGCTCAAGGCGAGGCTGGCCGAGCTTGAAAAGGCGCAACAGACCGCGATCTCTTCTGCCGCTCAGAATCCGCACAAAAAAATTGGAACAACAGGATCTGGAACGGCACCAACGCCCCCGGCCCGACAACAAAAAAAATCGCCCACGGACTCAATGCTCGAAGCAATGCGAAAGGTCCGAGGGGCATAGCCCTCTCTTTTGGAGGATACTTATATGGCTCTCAATCTTACAGAACTTCAGGCCGCAACTGATGATTATATCTACAATCACCAGCCGGTCGATATTTATTTCAAGTCGAACGTCCTTCTCTACAAGCTGTTGAAGCTGGGGAAGAAATATAACGGTGGTAAGAAAATTCAGACCTTCCTGGAATACGGGGAAGGAAACTCCGGGTCATACGGTCCCAAGTCCGAGCTGCCGATCAACAAGGTCGAAATCTTCAACGCGGCCTTCTTCGAGTATGCCGCGTACTTCGCGACCCTGACGATGGATATGGACGACGAGCTGATCAACTCCGGTGATCTGGCCCTGATCAACCTGTTGCAGGGTAAGCTGAAAAACGCGGAAAAAACCCTTCGCAAACGGATGTCCACTGAAATCTACGAACGCCGTGCTGACAACTTGGCCAATCAGGATGATCCGAACGCAAAGCCGTTCAACGGACTGCACGATATGTTCGGTATTGACGAAGACGGAAATACTCTAGCGAATACCGTTGCCTATGGTGAGATTGCCGAAAACGATATGCCTCAGTGGAAACCGAACGTGATTACCGCTGAAAAGACCATGAGCTTCAAGACCATGCAGGAGATTCGCAGAACTGCAGGCCTCGATGTCACCAACGATGCGAAGCCCGATCTGTATATCACCACGGAAGAGCTGGTGGACGCCTTTGAGCGCACCCAGCAGGTCCAGGCCCGGTACTCGGACCAGAAGCTCCTCGATGTCGGTTTCGATAACATTCTGTTCAAAGGCGCACCTCTGGTTCCTGACTCCAAGTGTCGTGCAGGCTGGATGTACGGGCTGAACACCAAGTATCTCGATGTCCTGACTCACTCCAAGCGCAACTTTACGAAACCCGAATGGCAGAGCCCCATCCGACAGCCTGATACCGCCACAGCGAATATCCGCTGGGCCGGGAACCTGGTCTGTAAGAACCGCAAAGCCCATGTCGTCGTGACCAACCTGGTCGAACCGGCATAAGGAGGGTGTAACGCATGATGGATGGAAAAAGCCGGGTAGTGCTTGTTGACGGGGAAGACCCGTCCAAGCCTCTCGATGAATTTGCAATGAAAGCCGAACTCGCTTCCCTGGCTACTGCCGGGGAGGTCGAGATCGCTGCCGAGGCTCCCGCCGCTGCCGATGCTACCGGCACCAAGGGCGCGGTCGTTTTTACGGCAGACGCGATCTATGTGTGTGTGGATACCGACACATGGAAGAAAACCGATCTCTCCACTTGGAGTGAAACCTAAGAGGTAATTCGCAATGATGAATAAAATTGTCCTCGTTCTTGCCGGAACAACTTCGAGCAAGAAATACCATATCCCGTTTACTGACAAGTGCCGGCTGGTCGCGGCAAAGGTTCTCAATTCCACTGCACAGGCCGATACCGCTGCTACAGTCACCTTCGGGCTGACCGGCGCAGATCACACGGTTTTTACGGCTGACCTGCAGGGTGCAGAAGCTCTGACCACCACGACCGCTGCTTATACTAACAGTGTGACCGAGGCTGAAAAGGAACAGATATTCTCCTGTGCCAAACCCCTTGAGATCGATGTCAACCTGGCAACCGCCTCGTCCGTGACCATCGAACTCACAGTCGATCCGTTTATCATCGGTCAGAACCAGAACGCGAGCGCATAATGAATGTTGAAGAGATGACCGAGCTGGTCAAACAAGCGGTCGAGGATGAATCCTTTACCGACGAGTTTATCCTGAGCGCATTCAACCAATGCGTAGGTGAGCTGGCTACGGCCTATACTCTTCCCGTTCTTGTCGCAAACACGACAGTTGATTGTCCGGCAGGGGCCAATACGGTCCCTATGCCGGACAATTATTTGAAAAATATGCACTTTGCCTCGAACCTGTCCAAGGAATGTCGGGTCAGTATCATAAAAGCCCTGACAAACTTCCTGGACAAATACCCTTTCCTGGACGCGGCTCCTCCGGTTACGGAAGTTTGCGTCCAGGGAAACACGCTGTACTTTCAGGGGGTTCCCTCGGCTCCGGAAACACTTCGGCTCTTCTATATCCGCAAACCCTCCCCCTTGGTTGAAGATGAAGATGAACCCGAGGGGATCCCTGAAAGTCTGCACCGCAAGCTTCTTGTCAATTTTGCGTGTGCAGAGTGTTTCAACCTGATCGAGGAAGGAATCGACGGGGCAAAGATTCAGTTTAACAAATACACCTCTCTCTACCAGCAGGCGCAGGTTCAGCTCGAGGCATTCCTGGGTGTTCCCCCGGAATCTCCCGACTATGTACCGAGAGAGGAAAAGCACTCTTCGTTTGATGTATGATCTCGAGCGAAAGTATTACGTCTATGTGCTTATGGATCCCAGGGTGCCGGGTCCGTTCGTGTACGGGTCGCAGTCGTTTGAATACCTCCCGTTCTACATAGGCAAGGGAACCGGTTATCGCATGACCGCCCATTTCACCGAAGCCAAGCGGGTGATGGGCGAGCTGGCAGCAAGGGTTCCCTCCCTGGCAGATCCTCTGGTCCCGCCTTCGGGTGTTCCATTCAACGCGAAGGAAGAACAGAAACTTATCAGAATCATTGACATAATGAGGTCCACTGGCGGCAAGCCGGTAGCCAAAAAAATAAAAACAGGGATAAACGAATTCGAGAGTTTCGAGCTTGAAGCCTCGATGATCGCCCTGATCGGACGGCGGCAAAAAGGGATGGGTCCACTGACAAACGAGAATGATGGCGAGCAATTTGTAGGCGCAAGGCCGATTAAGCTGAAAACCTTTGGCGGGATGAACAATGTTCGCGCCGAAGGGGAGCCGTCAGTCTATACGCAGCATGGTCGAAAAGAATGCTCTCCCAGGGTCATTCTCAATGCCGATGTCACAGCCGGAGGAAGGATCTTGAAACGCACGGGCAGACGCCTTTTTGTTCCACTTCCAGGTGCTCACTCACTCTGGTCAAACCATCATTGTATGTTGGCCGTAGCCGATGGCAAGCTATACAGAATCAATGGGACTACCCCCGTTGAAATCGCGACGATCTCTGACCCTGATGCCAGAATATATTTTGTCGAGGTTGAAGGGAAGGTCTATTTTGCAAACGAGAACTGCCATGGAATTTTCAACCCGGCAACAAACCAAGTCGAAGACTGGGGAACGGAAGTCCCCCCGACTCCGGTTGGAGTTGCGACTTCCGGGAGTGGTGGACTCGAAGAGGGAATGTACGCGATTGCATATACTTACGCGAATTCGGATGGTTTACACGGTCTTTCGTCTGAGATTGCACTGGTGCCTGTACTTTCGGAGGGCACGATTACGCTTTCTAACCGCCCGGAATCAGCTCACGTTTGGATATCGGATCCGGACTCTGACAAGCTGTATTATCTCGGCGGTGAGGATACGATCTCTGCAACGTATGTGGGCGGCGATGTCCTTCAGACGATAGGCTATATGCCCATCCCGAACATGACCTGCCTGGCCCGAGCGTATGGCCGCACATGGGGTGTGGACGGCAAGGTGCTCAGATATTCCGACCCGTACCGTTCGGACCTGTTTTCGCCGGAATCGTATCTCGAATTTGACGAGGAGCCAGTCATGGTTGCCCCTGTTTATTTCGGAGGCGAAGCGGGAACGGCGAATTCCACAACCGGCGGGTTGTATGTCGGTTTTGAAACCCACACTCTTTTTCTGGCCGGAGCAGATCCGAAGCTCATGGCACAGAGGCAGGTCGGCCCTGGTGTTGTCAAAGGCACTCTGGCCTACTGCAACAATGTTCCGCAGCTTGGAAACAATGTGCCGATATGGGTGGCCAAGGATGGCATTGTCGCGGGTACTACCGGCGGCACTGTCGTGAATATGACCAGCGATAAGGTCAAGTTTAACCCTGGCAATATGGGCGCATCTCTGGGCCGGACAAACAACGGCGAGTTCCAGTTTCTATCAAACTTCAAGCGGGGAGACAACGGAGAGGTTGGCTTTGGAGATGAAGTCACCACCGAAGTGATCCGCAACGGAAAAGTAATATAACGGAGGAAGTTATGCCTTCTATCATCAATGTTCCCACAATGCCCGAAGCTCTGCGAAATGACGATAATGTTCAACACGCGGTACGCGGCGGGTTTCTTCCTGATCTGTCTTTCGAGGGGATGGTTACGACCGACCACTATCGGGACGGCAGCTTGATTCACACTCAGACGGGCAAAAACACGTTCACCACCGAGGGGATGGCGAAGATGCTGAATATCATCTTCCACGACATTTCCAAGGCGGCTGAACATATCTGGTATGTTGGTATTTTCAAGAACAACATTACTCCGGCCTTATCCGATACCGCTGCTAAACTCGGTGCCGGTAACGCCTTCGGTGAATGTCAGGATGCAGACTACGATAGTCCCTTGACCAACCGGCCTCAGTATGTCTCCGAAGATACCAGCACTGCCGTCATCTCCAACGTGAACTCGAAAGCTCATTTCATTATGAATGCCTCGATCACTGTTTACGGCGCGTTCCTGGCTGACCAGCAGGCCAAGACCTCATCTTCCGGTACGCTCATGTGTGCCAAGCGGTTCGGTACTCCTCGTGCCGTTATCGCGGACGATGAAATCTATGTAACTTATCAGATCACGTGTACCACGAGCTAAAAAAAGACCTTTAAGTAGGTTGACACGGTACTCGGCGTCTAATCAACACCACCCTCTAGTCACTTGGGGGGCTTCGGCCCCCTTTTTTGTATGGACAAATTACTCCATGTTCTCTCCCTCGTGGCCACCATCATTGAGAAAGCCATTCGTAAAGCCAAGGAAATCCGTAACCAGAAAGAAGTGGATCAAATTTACGAAGATCCTGTTGGCTGGTTTGATGATCATTTTCCTTATGAGCTGCGCGACGAGGACGTTGCCAATGAAACCCGCGAAACCTCCGATCTCGAGGATTAAAAACGCAGACGGGTCTATCACGTTCGATCGGCAATCCTTTATTAACTTACTTTTATATATCAAGGCCTTAGAAGACGGGTATGAATAGCGGAGGCAGGTTTGCCGAAAAAAGATCATCCTACCCTTGGAGACGTGCAGCAGCACGTCTATCTTCGGGCCACCATCAAAGCTGTCTATCTCAACAGCCCCCTCGTTGAAGAACGTCTCTGGGATACTGCCGACATTGAGTTGGATGAAGGCGGTACCTACCTTACTTGTCCCATCTTGTATCATTGTTCCCTCTGGAGGCAGCTACGCGGAAACGGATCGGTCGAATCCGGTGGCCGCGCTTTTATTGCTGGCGATCAGGTCTTTGTCCTGGCGAAGAAAGCCGAAGAAAAGATCATGGAAGACGGCTGTCAGAAGTTTTATTCTGAAGTCACGGTTCTTGGTTTTGTAAACGGTCCCAAAAAATGTGCGTATAATTATGCGCTAGTCAGGATCAGCAAGGACGACCTGCTTCCTCTCGAGCCGCCCTTCGGGACGACATCCTACGACAGTGAAACCGATACCTGGTCGTACACCGACGATGATCCGGACTCTCATTCCGGAGAGATGTGTATTTTCTATGATTACCACTCACAGGGATATCCCGAGATCCGTGTTGCAAGAGATAATTATGGAACGACAGTCAATTTTCCCTGCACGGTCGAATATATCAAACCTTTCCTGGACGAAATTGAATTTCGGGATGTTGAACTCTTTGACCTGGTACCCCAGGGAAATAAGGAGGATGATCCTGGCCTCAAGTTTCCCGAGGCTTCCGGTTCTGTAGATTGGCGGTCAGATATTTCCGGAAAGGATTTGGGGGTCAATACCATCGACCACTCGGTCAACCCGGTTCAGCAGATGTTTCTTGATCTGCGCGGGGCGTTTGTGGGTGATAAGGAGGGTCTTTCCACAGGTAATTTTGTTGAACTGGATGAAGAATTTGCCGCCTACTTTGGAACGCTTGAAGATCCTCAAAACTCAAAAATCATGGAATGGGCCGCTCGAAGCAAGGGGTTTATGTATGATGTTCGTGCAAACGAAGCGGTTCCGGGTTCTGTGACCAGTGAACAGCAACTCATCTCTGAGATGGACGAGGAGATGCAGCTTGCTGTTCACAACTATCTTCAGCGATTGCAGCGGGAAATCACATCTATTGAGGAGAGACTCGAAGAGAAGCCGGCTGAAATTGTAAACCTGGAAGAGCTGCTGGTTACTGTCGCAGAACGAATTCCTCCATTACAAGACGCTCTTGCCAAAGCTGAAATTACTTTGGCTAGACTGCGCAATGCCGGATGGGGCGGCGATGTGATTGCTATGGCCCAAGCGAATGTCGATAGGTTCGACACCGAGCTTAACTCTTTGCTGCAACTTCAAGAAGAAATTCCTTCCATTCGTATCCCCCATATTGAAAACGAAATTCTAGAACTTCAAACGGCCAGACAGGAACGGATTGAACAGATACAAGCTGCGGCTATGGGCGAGGTGCCTTTTTCTTTCACTGCAGCATATCTCCCGGACGGTTCTGTTGCCTATAACAATTCAGTCCATGTTGCTGCCGGATATGGCGAAGACGAGATTTGGGTGTGTGGAAAAGAAACCTACATGGGCATAATCATTTCCTATTGTGATAAAAAGTGGAAGTTTCAACGCCTCCGAAGAATCCCACCGTCCATCCCTATCCCCGGCTCTGCTGTTTCCCGTCTTGCGGGAGACGCAGCTTTCGGCGCAGTGGCCCCCGGTATGGCAGGAGCGAACACGGGCCAGATGGTTGCCGATATCGGTGCGGTTATAGCTACAGACATAATCCTGAACTCCTCCCTGGGTGGCGATACGGATATCTTCACGGTGGCACTGCTCAAGCGGATCAATGAGGGCGAGTATCACCGCGACTCGTTCCCTGCCGACTACGATGGTTCTTATCTGGCATTGACGACCCCCATCCCCGAGGATCAATATAATGAACCTCAATACAAGACAGCCCTGAATGTCCGAAAGGAGGCTGTCCGGGTGTGGGACCGACGAGACAATTGGCACAACACGATTGGCCTTTCTTTTGCGGAATTTACAGCAGATCGTACCTGGTGGTTCTGGTCCGAGGCGCAGGAATGGCGGTGGGAATGCCGGTTTTTGGATACACCGCTTGGGTCAATGATGCTTGAGACGCCGGCGTTTAGCGCAGGGCTCTGGTGGATGCTTGAGCTTATCACACCGATGTCGGTATATCGACACGATGAAACAGTCTTTTCTTCTCAGGTTCGGATTGCCAAGCAATCGGCTCGTATGTGTCTGCAGCTTTACTTGGTTCAACGACAAGGTTTGACGCTTTGGGCAGAGACAGAGGATGATTTTGTAAAGCAGGAGCTCACCATCGGTCCTTATAGTTGCAAGATCGCGCGAGATGGCCATGATAGCGTTCGCTTCGTTGAGGTTGAGGGTGAAATGCAGTTCTATGATGATCTTGACGAAGAGACGAAAGCGGGGCTCACGGAAGATCGGTACTATGTGAGTCAGGTTGAAAATAGTACAGCGTTCTCGAATATGCGCGGCGGTTTACATCTTGGCCGAAACGAGATTGAAGTCCTCGCAGGCTTTGAAACATGGAACAGGCTTTACCTTGGAACTCGGCGGCGGTGTCCTCGAGATCAACAACGCAACCCGTATTTTGAACAAGCAATCAATGAACTTGTTCAATATTTCTATGACAACCAAGAAAATATTTACCCGTCCACGTTGATGGATTTTAATATGGATGCGAGGATACTCTGATGCTTCTTTTTGCCGATGGCTTTGAACACTTTCATCCAAACGATCTTTGGAGAAAATGGGGACATACCTATTTCGGAAACCCAACCCAGATTGTATTTGGCAACAACGATAGTACTGGAAAACCTTGGGCCAGGAAGTCGGGTCGCAGCTTATATCTGAAAGGTGAGAGGAATCGCCCGCTTGGAAACGAGTGGGGTACATATTTTTATGGAGTAACACATCAAAGCCGATTTGAGCTTGGAACTCCTATTAGAAAATCCAGAACGGTGTATTGCGGGTTTGCACTATCTTCTTTAAGCTCTGGTTTAATCCCTGATTTCAGCTCTGATGGTTTCGCCGTTGAACTTAGGTTTTATTCAAGGAATTTTCCAAAAAAATATCCGGAACACGTTCTTGAGTTTGGAGAATCGTATTCTTCCGCAATAAACCCAAAGAATCTTGTTGCAAGATGTTATGGTATAATCCGTTCAGATCGGGTTGATTATTCATGGGCTTTTCCTGACGGTAATATTGATTCTCAATTTGGACAGATAGATGCTCACACTAATTTACTGTCAGGAGATTTTTATTATTATCAAACTGGTATAACTATTCACGGGAACAATGAAGAAGGTGCTGCAGCATGGGTTGAAAACCGAATAGGTCAACGAAACAAAACTTGTAAGATTGAAAATATTTATACGGCAACTCCGAATAGTCAGGATTCTTGGTATATTGATTTTGTTGAAATTAGGATTGGAGATCAACCTGTTTGTATTGATGACGTTTATATATGCAATGATGAAGGATCAACCAACAACTCGTTCCTTGGCAGCACGATTGTCCGGTCTGTTGGAATTTCTGGCGAAGGTTCAGAAAATAACAGCGAGAGCTTTGGCGGTGGATATTATCGATGTGATAATGTTTCGGTTTCCGGCATTGTAAATACCAAGGAAAACATGCCGTCAGAGATTCCAGATCCAGACGCCGATCCTCTGTTCTTAAGCTGGCAAGATCCACGAGATAGTAGGATTGAACTTTCTCTTTTGAACGACAAGCAGCTTTTTCGCACCCACGCCATTAACTATTCAGGATCAGAGCCCTTCTTTTTTGGTGCTATTTCTCATGCAATGGTTCGAGCCCCTTACCCAAACAACGGGCTGACAACGCTTTACCCGGCGATGAAAACCATTGGAATCGATATGAAGGGACACAACCTGCTTCGGCCAATAGAAGGGTTTGAAGATGGCCGGTGGGAACTTCGTTCTTTTGTTTTTGAAAACGAAGAGAACCTGATTGATGGTCAAAAATCAGCTTACTGGAATCCAACCGCCCTAAACAACTCTGAATTTGGGTTTTGGCTTGGAAAGGTACCTCTTGATAATGATACGGATCGCTATAACCCTAGTGTCTTACGTCTAAAGTATATTTTTGAAGAAGCACCTACAGAATCTTTGCACTTTGAAGATGGCCCGCAGCGGTTTTGGGAAGAACGTATGGAGGAGTATTTCGTTGTAGGATCGCTTTCTTCATATCAATACGTTTTTGCTCTTTATGAAAATCTCGCTTTTGAAGATTGGAGCACAATGGCCAGGACATGCACCAAGTGGCTCAACTCTGTACTCATTTGTAGCGAGATTATTCCTTGGATTTACTTCTGGATTCACGATACCATAGAATTCACAGAAAAAAGTCCTATTGCTTTTTTACAAGTGCTTAAAGACTCCTTAGCTGTTGATTCATACGCCTATGGGTTTTGGGTTGAAATGTTTGAAGATGGATTCGTTTTTGTAGATAATCATATTTTTGCAAAAGGAATTACGGCTTTTGATAATATGGCTTTTGTTGATAACTCTCAGACAAACCACGTTCTGGTCAACGAGCAACTGACGATGACATCTTCTTATATCTTCTCAGGACATGAGTTTGTTGGTGAGTATTTATACCCTGCAGTTACTACCCCCGCTTGGGGGTGGAAAATGGACGTCGAAGAGGACACACTTGTCTTCGATCCTGAACATTTTGATGGTCATTGGGTTGAACAGAGCCAGCTACAGTTCAGTATTGGCGACTCTGTATTAACCGCGCATTGGCGGCATGAATGGGCCTTTGGAATTGTTATAGCCTCTTATCATTTGGAGCCTATTGAAATGGAATGTCCTGAAGGGCGTAGGACGGGAGAGATCACTTCTCAGTATTGGCAATTGACGGGATATCTATGCGATCCAGGGGAGCTATAGAATGTTTGTCCTACTTGAAAGCTTTGATGACATTACCACGGCGAATATTGAAGAGCTTTTGGGGATACAGAACTTTGAGTCTGAGAGTGACAGGATCTATGACAATAAAAGCTATATTTACATAAATCCTGATGGGATCGTATCTCCTGTACTTCCTAATTCAAGACGTATTGTTTGGGGTGGGCTAATTGTTCCGTCTGGTTCGTCTTACAGCCTAACCTTTAGGCTCGGACGTGGAGACACGGTCAATGTCCGTATCGACACCGCTACCAACACCTATACAGAATTACTTACTCCGACATACTTTACTGTTAAAATGAGCTTTACCGATTTTAACGCATCTGCGACCTTTTCTGCCGGATCGCAATATACAGCGATAGACCCTGAGAATACGATTCCAGGGATGTTTTACCGGCCATTCTTCCTTGAAATCTATGTTGACTCAACCAATACTATAAACACGGGTGGAAGCCTAAAGATCGCAATAAACGGGCGAAATGTTTGCTCTCGCAATAATTGTGTTACCAGCGCATATAACGCCTGGGGCTCTGAGATCTCAGCTCCTGAATCCTATTTCAACAGACTTCAGATTGTTTCCAGCGGGATAAGAATTGGACAGATGTATATTTGCAACGAAGAAATGGGATACCACGATGATTTTATTGGGCCGTTTGAAATATCTTCGTGTGTGCCTGAAAATGTCCCTTCTGACACTCGTAATTGGACTCCCTATCTTGACGGAGAACCAGCCGGAAACGATGCACATGTCGAGGCTGTAGCCAAAGATCGTTTTGAACCGTATGTAGAAGGCGACTTGGATTATCTTGAGGCAGACAATGAAGGGGTTCGTGAACTTTTTTACTATTCGATTCCCGTTCTGTATGAACAAAATGAATTAGAAATTCTTGATGTTAGGTTTAGATGTTTTTGCCGACAAATATTTGATGCAGAAACTAGGTTTGCGAGTAGTATTTTTCCCGTAATCCAACCTCAAGGCAGGGATTTAATTTCAAGAATTCAAGAAGGGATGCAGGTTGAATCAGCCACATATTTCCCTCTTGGTGTCAACTATGATGTGTACCCCGATCTTGCAACAAGATGGACATGGCTAATGCTTCTTGAAAGTCAGTTTGGAGTAGAAACTCGAGCAAAGGTTGTTTCGTTACTCGTAGAAAGTGCCATAGATGTTTCTGATATGACCGGCAATACATATTTGACTCTGATAGAATTTGCCCTTTTCGATACTATTTCTGCTGTGAATATTAGAAATGATTGGGGACGATTTGATACAAGTGCGTTCACCTATCTGACATTGTTTATCACCGGCGATTCACTAGGCGAGCGACCCCATTTTGCTGACGAGGTAATGGTAGAATAATATGAGCATATTTCACTCAGAAGTCGAAGAATACATATTTCTCAACCCGTATATGCAGGGGAACATTAATGTCGCCGGGCTGATCTTCGATGATCTTCTCACGGAGCAGTTATCTGTGACCTGCCCGGTGTGGATTGTTTGGGTAGAAGAAATCTCTGAATCTCTGGAAATAGAAACATCTTTTACTCCCGAGCATCATTGCTTCCTTGAAGACTCATACAACTTTGAAGACATTAAGTTAGGGCTCCCTGTTCGGCTGGGAAATATGCGGGTTGACGTTGCTCATACTCCAGATGTTTACCCTTTGGCTTGCTGCTTCATGCAGGTTGATATTCTGCATGGGATTGACACCTTTTATGAAGAAAATATTGAAAGGATGGACTTCATAGATGACGGCCATTTCTCTGAAGTGTACTTCCCATATTGTTATGAATCTCTTGATATTAAAATGGAGAACGTCTCTGAATTCAAAATATACGCCTGCTACAAAGTCATTAAGATGGCCACGAGCGACCATCTCAACATGCGTCACAGCGTTGTTCAAGAATATTATTTCAACTCCAAGGCTTTCGACTACTTCTTTGCTTACGACAAATATGCCTGGGGCTGGGACAAGTACCTGGCTGATAATTTTGACATCACTCTCTGGCTCAAAGGTGCTTATGGCAGGTCGATACATGAAAGCTTAACCCCTAAGCTGGGCTTACTTGCAACCTGGACCGGCCAGCAGGAACTCAGCGAACGGTTCATGGCCTATGACCAGGCTATCTTCGAGAAGTTCTACGCAAAGGTCGTTGAAGAATCCCTGGGCCTGGCCGTGAGCATGGATGTTGACTCACGAATGATCCACACGGCTATCGAGTCTCTGGCCCTGGGTGAGACTCCCATCCCGGAGGTCCAGCGGTTTTTGCAGGCCGTGGAATCCCTTGCTATCACACAGGCCGCGAGTGTAACCTTTGGGCACTGCCCGGAGGTTGTGGAATCCCTCGATCTTGTAAACTCTCCTGAACTGCTTCGAGTAATTCCACAGGTACTTGTGGATGTCGCGGAGCTGCTGGACGACCCCGTATCAAAATGGCTGGCTCTCTGCTTGCTGCAGGAAACAATCAACGATTCTGACAAGGCGATACGATAATGGCAGATTATGACCTCGAGTTTATCATCGACGGAGACACCTGGGACTGCTGGACCCTCAACTCCGACTACTTGAATCCGTCAGTCTATTCAAACTTTGCCTTCAACTCGTTCTGCAATTTTGCCGGATACGACTTTGCCTGCGATGCTGACGGGGTTCACATCTTTGATAGCGACACGGACAACGGGGAAAAAATCACTCCCGGTATCATCCTGGCTCCAACAACTTTCGACATGGCGCAAAGCAAACGGTTCCGAAAGGCATATTTCGGCATAACCGGCTCGACCCCGCTGCTGAAGACCGTCACTGAGCGGGGTGTGGAACGCACCTTCCGTGTCGTCAAAAGTGAGTTGACTCTGCGCCGGGACCAGAGGGGAAAGAAGTGGACATTCCTGCTTGAGGATTTTGAGACCCTTGATTTTATTGAACTAATCCCCGTAGTCCTTGGGAGATAGCATGGCCAGACCTTACGATGATTCAGCCTGGTTTCGGAAGAAATCGCAGATCCTTGACGAGTTTGTTGTTTCCACACGCGGCCTGCTCGACCAGGTGGCCACGCAGTCGCACGAGCATCCACCGGGACACATCCAGCGACAGCTTTCCGATCTCGAGCGGCGGGTAAAGTATCAGCTTTCGGATGCGAACCTGGCACTCATTGAAAGGTCCGTTGACATGGATCTCAAGTCGCGCAGACTGTCCAATGATGCGGCCCTTCGACGCGCCCGGATCACCATGGAGATCAACAAGGCGACTCTGTATGCCGACCTCCAAAAAGAACAGGCCGATCTCAAAGAGATCAATATGTTCGACGAGCTGGAACTGGACGAGGCTTTGTATAACCAGGCGGTGCGCGAGGCGTTTATCACCTCCGAGAAGGCCAGGATTCAGGGCGAAGTCGAAGACCTTAAACAGCAGATGGCCGCACTCCCGGCCACGGCCTACGATGAAGAACAAGCCTTGCTCGATGCAAAACTTCTGACGGCTCAAAAGAAACTCGAAGCTCTGCCTTTTGTTGAAGCGATTCTGACCAATACAGACGACATCCTCGTCACAGAAGCCCTGGCCCGCGCTGAGATCGATCAGCAGAAGGCTGATTCGGACGACATCAAGGATTATCAAGATCTAATAGTGACAGCGCAGGGGCTGGTGAATGATCAGCAGGTGTTGCTCAACATGCAATCCGAGGCTGTAGCCGATGCGAAAAAGGACTATATTGAGAGAGCAAATGATCTCTATGGGTATGCTGAAAACAAAAAAGCCAAGGTGGATCTGTATGTTGATGCGGTGCAGGCGTTGTCTGTCCCTATCGAAGAAAAACGGCTGGCTATTGAAGCCTATGCAGCCAAGCTGGAAGAGTTGGACGGACCCTTGCAGCAAAAAATTACCGCAGTGCAAAACTACTCCGCTGCGGTTTCAAATCTCGGTAGTGAGTACAGTCGCAAGATCACCGCCATCGAAAGCTACACCTCTACGCTCGACGGGATCATCGCGCCCACCGAGGAAAAGAATGCGGCCATCGAAGCCTACGCACTCAAACAGGATGAATACATTGCCTCTCTCGGCCCTCTCGCGGGGGCATATAACGCGCTACAGGATGCTGAGCTGGCTGCGGCAGCCGAAGCATCCACAGCGGCTGAAAAGCGCATTGACGCGGCAAATTATGAAGCCACAGAGATAGCACCAGCGCAGACATCCAAGGCGCAGGCGATGGAGACAAGAGCCCTTAGCGAGAATGACATTACTGCCGGTTATCAGGCGGTTGCCCTGGCCGAGGAGTACGTTGCCGGGCTCAAGCAGCAGATTGTGGATGCCGTCAACACGAAAAAGAACTATGTTTCAACGACATACATGGACGCCATCGACGAGCTGAACAATGCCATCCTGCAGCAGGTAGAAGACTATAAGACGCTATGGACGACTCGCACCGACAAGGCCGAGGCCCAGGTAGAGGCAAACGAAGCCAAAAAGAACCTGAGCGGATACGAAGCGGATGTCTCGGTGAAACGTGAAGAAATTTCCGCACAGCGTTCCGAACTCTCCTTTCTGCAGATGGATACGAGAAAGAAAGAGGCTATTGCCAGAGAGGAAGCCTACGACCGGCTTAACTCCAAGGCTGATTGGGCAAACAGTAAAAAGATTAGTGATTACCGTAGGCTACAAAGCGCAACCAAGGATCGGGCAAAGGCGGTTCTCATCGACCGGCTGAAGAAGCGCATGTCCGACGAGATCACAGAGATCAACCGGCAGGGCGCGGACTTCTGGAACCAGAACGCCCAGGCTCGTGTCGAAGAATACTGGAAGGCCAAGTATATGTCTCAGGCGAACATCACGGCAAAAATCATGCACTCAGTGGCGGCAGACGTATGACAATTTACGAGAGAGCGAGACAACGGGAACAGGCTGTGTGGGCGGCGTTTCAGGTCGGAGTCAAAATTAACTCCCTGGCTGCGGCTTTCAAGGGTATTCAGTTTGGCCTGTATGATCTTTTCGGAAACCTGGGGGTTGATTATTACGAAGCTCTGTCTCTTGAAGAGATCGTTTTGCTGACCGAAGAATATGCTGTTGCCATGGAGGAAATTGACGCCGAAGATCAGCAGGTGGCTATCGATATTGCGGCCAGGGAGTATGTTCTGGCCATTGACGATGCGATTCAGAAGGAAGCGATCAGGGTCAAGGGGGTGCAGGTCGCAAACGAAACTGACATCATGGATGCTAAAGTCGCTGCGCTCTCCTCGAACGAGGCCTATCTTACAACTGTTGAGGCACAACTTACCGCAACCACGGCAGAAACAGCGAACAGGATCACCACACTGACGAAACATCTTGGCATGGAAGGGACGTATCTCAGCCTGGAAGAGATGAATAACAAGCAGGCAGAGATCCGGAAGCTGCAGTCCGACCTCTCGAAGCTCAATGCGCTCGAGAATGTAGTCAAGCTGCAGATCCAGACGAACCGTTCGGCTATGGAGCTGGCCACTAAACCCGAAGAATTGGCGCGTGTGGAAGCCATGGCCGATCAATATGCCGCTCGGGTTGCCCAGGCTGAAGCGGACGAACAGGAATTTTTCCACCGGAAACTCATGGTCGCTTCGAGCATTGCTGACATGGAGGCCGAGATTGCCGGCTACGATGCCAGGATCGCGCAGCAAGCTATTCAAGCCGAAAACCTCAAGGCTGACAAATCGCAGACCGAGGCGTCCACAAAGCGGCTGGACGTTCAGATTGCTGAGCTGGGGGAGCAGAAAACAACATACGAGTCCCGCACGATTCAGACACAGATGCAGGTGGCCGACATCGATGCTGACGTTGCAATTTACGCATCAAAAGAAGTAGGAGTTGCTTCACAAATTGCAGGTCTGCATGGGGATACCGCGTCCTACAAGGCGAGAAAGGCGCAGACCGAATCTTCAATTATTGAAGCTCAAAACCGCATCAAGACCATCAACCTCTCTGCTACCAGGGCGGGAATCAAGGCTGACGAATCTCGGGCCGCTGCCGCGTATGCAGTCGCAAGTCTCTCGCAGTCCCAGGCAAAGAAGTTGCTTATCGCGGCAGAATCTTCAACCATCCTGGCGCAGGCCCAGAGCAATACGGTCCGGGGAAGCTCGATGCAGACCCAAGCTTCGGCAAAACGGCTGGACGGTGATGCGTATGTCACGGAGCGAGTAGCAGGCCTGCAGGTCGATCTCCTTAATCTTGAGGCCTATGTCACGAAAACCGAGGCCGAAAAAGCTCGTGCTCAGGTTACGGGAATGGAAATCCCTGTTGAGCGGAAATATGCAGAGTCTATTCGCATCCAGCGAGATATTTATACCGACAAGCTAACCCGCCTGCAGCAGGCAGATTACCTCTCACTGCTTACCGACATTGCAAGCTCATACAACGCTTTCAATAATCGCTATAGTGCCTACGAAAACGCCATTGTTGCAGCAGCCATCTCGCCGCTCGACTATCAGATGAATGGGCACGAGCGTGACGAGGAATTGCACGACATCAGGATCGACACGGACATTGACCGCCTCGAACTGGAAGCGAACTCGGTTGAAACAGAGAGCAATCTAATCGATAGTCGTTCTCTTGCGAAAAAAGCCTATTGGAAAAAACGCTCAATCTCGTACCAGGAAAACAAAGATAATGCGATCAATGCCACCGAGATAATGTCCACAGCGAACATCCAGGCCGCGTATGGGCATGTCCTGGCCACGACCCCCTCTGGTGGAACTACCACACCGGGCAACACCCCCGGGGGAAATGCGCCTAGCGGCAATACGGAAGGAATCGTTTAATGAAGTCTCCCCAGCAGGCCTTCGGCTCGTCCACGGATGCAATCATTAACCACGCGGTTGAGGCCTATCGCAGTCTTTCCAGTCAAGAACATATCAGCACGACCATCACGGATGACGGGAGCCTGGATATCACTCTGCCCGGTGGTGCTTCGGTCAGAATCGACATCCTGCTTGATGCCGATACTTGGTTTCTCATCCCTACGACAAACATCCTCGACATGAACAACCGGGATCCGGAATTGGTTCTGGAACATCTCAAGCCCTTCTTTGATCGTTTCGATGATGACGGAAGGCTCAAGCCACTCAAGACGATCCTCGATGCAAAAGACCTGACAAGCAGCTTTTATCCCGCGCTCAATCATGCCATCGCAGCAAAGCCATACATCCATGAGCTGAAATACGAATCGTTTGTTTACGGTGAAAGCGAGCTGTATATATCTCTGGGACCAGGGTGGTACCGAAATGCCGGGTTCGACTCGTCAGTCGGTCTGGCCGATTTTTATGCAGGGTATGTCTCGATCCCCGTAGGACCGCTTGGTGTCATGGATGCACTCACTCTGGTGTCCGAAACCATGATCGAAGACTCGAACACGGCGTCAGGGTTCGCATCCTCCCCCGGTGTGAAATCTGGTAGTATCCTTCAAAGTGAGACCGACGAAACGAAGGTGGTCCGGCGATTTCTTTTGGATGAGAACCTGCTTCCCCCGGCAGACCTGTCTGGAAAGTGCAAGGGTATCCATGTAATAACGCATGGAATCACAATGAACAAAGATGTCGAATATCCTCTCTCACATTTCATAGGGCATGATCCACACCCCCTTTATAGGCAGATGCGTTGCTGGCTTCCCAGGGATGCAAAGTGGCCTCTCCCCGGTGAATTTGTTGGAGTCCTTGCAAAGCCTCTTGCGTTCTATCCCTGGTGGTTTCAGGAAAGCTACCCGTATCTTCATGCTGGAAACTGGTTTGAAACAAAATACTACACCACTGGAATCGTAAGGAAAATTTATCCTCCCGAGGATGACGAAGTTGGAAATATATATAAGGTGGAAACAAAGGGCGAGACGGTGTATTTCAAATCGACAGACTTTTATCATTATATTGTAGGCGAAAGAGTTGCAGTAATCAAGATGGACGCAATGGAAATGCCAGGAGGATTCGACTGGTCAGGGTTGCGGTTCTTTACTCGACTCGGTGCTGATGCTATAGAGCAAGCAGAAATCGACAGACAGAATACAGAAGTTGACCCTCGAAAACTTGCACAGAAAAACTATCTTATAGCACCCATATCTTTTTATCAAACCGTGTCCTAACTGGAAGACGAGGAAGGGGAATAGCCATGGCAGATTGGAATAAGCGATTTGACTCTTTTGGTAACTGGTCAAGCAAGATGCTTGATTCAGCAAGACAGGCGGGGCAGGCGAAGTGGGATGCCAAAAAAGCCATGGCTGATAGCCAGAATAAAACCCATCTTGACGCTGCAAACATCCGGGCAGATGCAACAAGATATGGAGCAGACAAGCGGTTTACCGGAGATATATACAGCGCACTTTCTCGCTCGGCAGACACAAGGTATCAGTCGGACAGCGAGCTTAAAAAGCAACGGCTCTATAATGAAGGTATGCAGCGCGGAAACCTTATTCAGCATGGTCATGAATATCTACCGAATCCTAACGCTGCCGGCTTGCCGCCTCTTGGTGGTGGAGCGGGTGATTCTCTTGGCGGTCTTGACGCTAATAGCTCTCGCCAAGATTTTTTGGCTAATTGGATAAACGGTGACTACAACATGGCAGACTTTGAAGTTGGAGGAAGACCTTCGAACTTCAGAGGGGGCGGTACTCATCCGGACTTATTTGCAGCCGGATATGAATTCCTACGCAACCAGCAGCAGCCACAGCAGGGCCAGCTTCAGCAGCAGCCAGTCTATGGAAGAACCCCTCCGCAATACATTAACCATAATCAGCAAGAGCAGCAGGCTCGGGAACAGGCGCAGCCCGCGCCCCAGCCCCAGCCTCAGCAGCAGCAGCAGCAGCCCCAGCAGCCCGCTTATGCCGGACCCCTTTCGCCTGGTGCCGGAATGCCACCGCAGGGGCCAGATGGTGTGTGGAATAATGTGTTGGGAGCGTTACGGATGAATAGGATGGGCGGGGCACCTATGCAGCCCGCTCCCCCCGCTGCGCCTGCGCCTCAACAGCAGTCACCAGAGACTCCACAAATAGTAGCTCAGTATAAAGACTACGATCCCGTGACCATGGGCGAAATGATGCAGCCGATAAAGGACTTCGGCTCAATGGTTTCAGACTCGTGGAAAAACGCAGCGATTCAGGGCAAGGGGATGAATTCTGACCAGACCTCGACCGCCATGGGGAACCTGCAACAGACAGTGAGCAATAGAGACGAGGCTATTGAGCAGCTCCTCCAAAAAGTGGTGGAGGCGCAATCCAAGACACCACCCGAGTCCGTCAGAAAGGGGCCGGTATCTGATAATGAACGACGAGTTGCTGAAACAAACCCCGCACAGTCGCAGCAGCCCGTCACAAGCGAAGTTGGAGAGTGGTTGAAAAAACATCTTGGTCACGCAGCATCTACGGACAGGAGTTCTGGGGATCTCAAAAATGTAGGTCCAACACAGATTGATGAAATATTCAAGAAGTTCGGGTCCAAGATTACTGACAAAGAAACTCTGCGTAAATTCCTGGATGCGCTCAGTGGTAAGGATCGCAGGAATTACAGCCAGGCTGATATGGTCAAGAGTCCCGCCCCTTGGGAGCCCATGTCTAATGACGATAGAGAGTGGTTGAGAAAGGATTACAGTAAATAGAGAGGCCTCCATGCCTGCAGATTTTAAGCAGTACATTGAACGGAATCAAAACGTCTTCGGGAACAAGGATCCACACGAGATTGCCAAGCAGGTATATCGTTCTTCCGGTTCCGAGAAAAACGGCGTGACCTTCGAGGATTGGGCGCAGGCTACCAATGCAACCGATTATCTCAAACCTCGAGCCGGCCTGCCGGCTTCTTCAATAGGTCCGGCCAAGAAAGAAGATGATTTCAGCTTTTTGCAGCTCCCGCTCGATCTCGCCTCTGCCGCTGTGGGTACGGCGGTCAACCTGCCTGCCAAAGCAGCAATGCTCATTGAGGATTCCGACGATCCGTTTGCCTCGAACAATGTTGCCGACTGGATCATCGGTGCAGCCGACAAATACAATAAATGGGCCGCTGAAAAATACCAGGGAGACAATACCTGGAACCGCACAATAGGAACTATCGGTGACTCTCTCTCCTACTCCCTGGCGTCTTCAGGGGCAGGTCTAGTAGCTGGCACGGCTGCCAGCACCTATACAACTCCTGCCGGAGGGTATGCACTCGGGACCGGTATCGCACTTGCGTCCGGTGTGAATATAGCGAAAAACCAGATCCTTCGTGACTTTCGCCACCAAACAGAGGCCCAGCTTGGCCGCAAGATGACGCAGGCCGAGTGGGATACAGCGCGAGACGGGTTCAATTCCGTTGCAAACAAATACGCCCTTTGGGAAGCAGGTGGTGAAGTCATCGGCTCCACGCTTTCACTGGGTGCGGCCAAGTTTCTCCCTAAGGCACTCAAGGCAGGGGCGGCCAAAAAGGTCCTGGGTAAGAGCGGGGAGTGGCTGTCTGGTGCCGGAGCTACGAAGGCAGTCGCTCGCGGTGCTGCTGGGTTTGCCGGTGGTGTATCCGGTGAGCTTGTTTCAGAAACCGCTACTGAAATCGGCCAGGATCGGGCCACCGAGGGCACAGTTGTCGGCCCCAAGAAAGGCGAGGCTCTGGGCTGGAACCCGGCTGATGCCTGGGAAGCGGGCAAGCGTGTGGGACCACAGACAGTCGTTATGACCGCAATTCTGCACGGCGGGGCAAACGCCAAGACCGGTCTCAAGAAATACCAGGAAAGCCGCAAGAAAAAAGCTGATCAGAAAGCGCAGGCTGAGCAGGTAGCCAAGCTGAAAAAGACGGCTCAAGAGGCGACTGAAAAGCCGAAGGCCTCGGAGCCAGAAGTAACAGGCTCAGAAACTCCTAACCCGCAAACAAAAGAACCCCGACAGCAACAAGAATCAGAATCCATTCGTAAGCAAGAAGGTATTTTCGACAACGCCAAAACTCTTGTCGCTGAAAAAACCGATCCTTATTCTGCGGACAATAGTGTCACCTCTGGGCAACAGTCTCCTTCCGGAAACCCTGCCGACTTCAACAACCTGCTCGAAAGTGACCTGAATCGCGAGGCCGAAGTCACACCGGAAATGGAACAATCTATAGCTCCTTCCGGAGACCCTGCCGACTTTAAGGATACGCTCGAAAGCGATTTGAATCGTGAGGCAGAAGTCACACCGGAACTCGAGCAATCCGAAACCCAAACGATCTATCCCACCCTTGCCGATCTGGAAACCAGCGAGCCTACAGAGGTGGCTGAAAAGGCCGTTTCTTACTTCGACTCGGAAGAAGGACAGGCGGCCATTGAAACCGAAGACGCACCGGCTTCCGAACTCGCAAAGAACGAGTCGGTTGTTACAGGCCTCACGGCTACCGTAATGAACGACGAGTCACTGAGTGCGCTGGATGACACCGGTCTTGAGAAAACACAGGCCACACTCGGTCACTTCCTCACCAATGACGGCAAGAATCACGAGAGCCAGGCTGGTGTGAACAAGGTGCTCGAAGCCTTTGAAATGGTTGAAGAAGAACGCCTCGCAAGGGAACTCGCCAAAGATAATCCCAAGGTCGCAGGGCTTCTCAAACAGCGGGATAACCTGGCCCGAACCATTTCAGAACTCTCCGGCCAGCCTCAGACCACATCCATTACAGAGTACGGCGAGAATGGCGAAGTTATTTCTTCGACACAGCAGCCTGCAGATCCTGCAGCCAAACTCAGACGAAACCTGGAACAGATCGAGCAGGATATCTTCAATACCGTCAACAATCTCGTAGGAGACGGTGCCGGCAGACTGACAGCCTCCGAAGTCAGCAAGCAAATCGGACTTCCCAAGGGCTGGATCGACCGGAGACGGAAAAACGGCTCCCTGGGATTCATTGCTGAAGAAGTCGATGGCAAGCTCGTTTACAAATATGATCCCCGAGAAGTCCTGGCCAAACTGTACGGAGAGCGCGGAAACGACAACACTTCCGTTGCGCCCGACCGGGCCGCGATCCCCGAAGATCCTGCGTACTTCAAGGACAAAATCACCGATCCTTTTCCGCTCCTCGACACGATCACACCGGAAGACCGGAATACCATTGCAAACGCTGTCATGCCCCGCGAGGAAATGGGTGAGGCCGACATGCTGGTCAAGCCGTCGAACCGCAAGGACCGAGACGTTGAGCATGTAAAGTGGGGGCTCGGCCACGACAAGGGTGTGGACACTATCGAAGTGTCCACACAAGGGGACGAATTCGGCAGTCAGTTTTCTGCCTTCAATGCCAAGCTCAAAAGTGGAAAGACGATTGAGCAAGCCTATCAGATGGACGTCAAGGGCTACAAGTCGGCCAAAGAAGGCAAGGGGAACCCCCCTAAGACCAAAATGTCCAAAGAGAAGTTGTATGAAGAATACAAGGATCTTTGGCGTCAGTGGTTCCGAGAGAACCCGGACAAGCTTACTGAGATGTTTGTCAAAGGTCAGGGGAAAACCCTGGTCGATAGCTTTGCAAAAAAAGACTGGCACGGGGTCAACCCTGCCAGAGCGATCTCCGACTTGATGAACGAGGCCTGGAATAGTCCGGCCAATCGCAGACTGCTTCGGTGGCGTTCTGCTGCTGGAACAACAGAGACCTCCGGCAAAGAAGGCCTGTCTCTCGAGAAGTGGCAGGCGAAAGAAAAGAACGATGTCGTTCAAACTCTGGCCACATACCTGAGCCGTGCCGGTCTGGACATTCACAGAGACAAGGATGGACACCCTCGCACTGACAAGCAGACGGGCAACCTGTATATCGAACCCTACCGACTTGACCCAAAAAAATCGGGCCGGGAGCAATCCCGCGCTGCGCGTAGGAAAGAACTTATCCCCTGGCTCGAGAAGCTGTATGATGCCGGGTATATCGACGGCAGTGAGGGGAAGGTCGTAGCCGGACTTCCGGCCAGGATGCGGGTTCGGTATGACCTTCCCGGGAAGATGGGGCTACCGAATTCCATTGGACAGAAGGGACACCCACACTCAGGCAGTCTTGAACCCGGAGATACGTCTTACGAGCGTTTCCAGGCAGAATACAATCTGCAGGCACAAAAGGATATCAGCTACGGAAAGATTTCCGAAACTACTCCGAGCAAGCGGGATGTTGTTCGCCGAAGCCTCGTTGACAAGGTAGCCGAGGTCTATGGCCGGTGGAGAGAAAAGGCATTCAAAAATACGGGAGAAGAGAAGGAACTACGGAAGGAGCGGCGCAAGGCTGTGGAATCCGTGAAAGAGTCCTTGCAGGCGGGGGGTCCAGATGCGGGGTCGTCCACACCGGTAACTTGGGGGGTGGCCAACACTCTTGTCAGGGAGCGGGAGCTTCACGACAAGGGGCTGGCCAAAGAAGCAGAATCTCTCGAGTATCGCGCGGCTGCTCAAGTAAATCATTTGTTGCAGCAGGGGCAGCGCAACGCCGATCACTATGCCGAGATGGATCTGGGTTCGGCCCGGTCTCGTGCGCTCAAGTTTATCGAGAAGATGAATCAGTTTTTTGGTAAAGGAGATGCCTCGAATACCAAGCCTCGGAATCTTCAAAAGAATCCGATCGATATATCTAATCGCAAGATTGATCCGGCCAGGTTTGATTCGCTCGAAGAAATTCATCCTAACGATATGCTTCAGTCGGATATCCGGGGTGAGATTTACGTTATTGAGAAGGACTCTGCCGACCGAGGCGATAAAGAAGTAATGCCTGGTCGAACGCTCAGGCTGAAGGTTGTTGCCAGGCAGGTTTTTAACGACAAGACCGGTGAGCAAGGTTGGGTCCGCGTAACGAACCCTGGAAAAGAAGATTTCTTCAATGTTACGGCTGAGACATTGAGAGAGGATCCCAAGGATTTCACAGAGGCCGTTCCTTCAGACTTGAAGATTCGGTTTAAGCCTTCGGATGTCCTGGGTGTGAGTTCGTCGCGCAGGCTGCGATCTCTTATCCATGCAACCGCAATGGAGATTGAGCAGGAGCAGGAGCAGGAATCCTCTTTGCCGAACCAAGAACCTGCAGTTGAAGGTGAAAGTTATGATCCTTCAGGTCAGGATGAAAAGGCTTTGTCTGATTTTGTAAACCTGGAAACCTCCGAACAACAACAGGATGCACTCGCTTCTCTTCCCGGCAAGAACCCAGGTGCGCTCGGAGCGCAGATCGTAAAGGGAACGGACGGGTTCTATCTGGTAGCTTTTCAAGGCCCGGACAGTGCAGTGCCCGTGGTCACAAAAATTGCGGGGACTCCACAGCCGCGCGTGACAAAGGTTATTTCTGGCGGGCAGACCGGCGCGGATCGCATTGGTCTTGAGATAGCGCAGCAGGCCGGTGTGGAGACCGGGGGTACAGCCCCTAAAGGTTTTAGGACAGACACTGGGAATGATCTTTCTCTCAGAGATTCTTTTGGCCTGAAAGAAGATGGCAGTCGAGATTATGCTTCTCGAACCCGAAAGAACGTGGTTGATTCTGATGCTACGGTTATTTTTGCAGGTGATATCAAATCACCAGGGACAAGAGCTACGATAAGACAGTGTGAGATCAACAACAAGCCGTGCTTTGTCAACCCGAACGAAACTCAGCTTCGAGAGTGGTTGGTCGAGCATAATGTTCACACCCTGAACGTGGCTGGGAATCGACCTGAATCACTTGGGGGAGTGGCCGATATCATGCGGCGGGTGCTTGGTGCCGATGGAATGCTTGGCGAGACTGCCTTGACCGCTGAAGAAACGGGTCAGCTCGAGCAGGATTACACGACTCTTGAGCAGAAAGAAGCGATGCGGGAAAGTGAAGTTTCAAACGCTGACCTGCTCGAAGAAGAAGGGGAAGAAATTCAGGCTAGGATTGATGATGCACTTGTCAGAATAGAAGATAAAACACTGTCTTCAGAAGAAAAAGCTCAAGCCAAAGCTGACCTGAAACGAGCTCGAAAGGATCTTTATTACTGGCGCAAAGAAAACGACATCGAAAAAGAAGATGCCAAAGAGATCAAACGAGAGATGGACTCCTATGGTGAGGCTCAGCAGACAGATCCTAACCTGGCCAAAAATGTCAACACCGCCTACGGTGATAAGGGCGAAAAGATTGTCACGGGTGAAACCAAGACAATGACACAGGACCAGCGCGAGTCTGCCGACGAAGATCTTAAAAGTGATATCCTTACAGAAGGCGGGAAGCTGCGACTCGGAGCCTTAAAAACTGCATGGCAGCGGCTTGTTGCCGGGGGGAAGTCTCTTAAAAAACTTCAGAAAGTCCTTCGGACCTTTGTTGAAGATGGCTGGATGCCTGATGAATCTGATACAGGGACACTTGAGGACTCTGTTGACGGGGGTGCTACGGAAACCGCACCCACACTGACCCAAACCGAAATGAATACCCTGGCTGAGCTGAATATGGTCACGTCCTATCGTCGATCAACAAACGGCTGGGGCGCAGTAGTCAAGGTTAAGGATGCCGAAGGGAATATCACCGAGTTCAAAGTTATGGCCGGGAATGAGGGAGAGTCTGCAGATGCCATGACATATCTGCCGATCAATTTTATTCCTGCCGGTTCCAAGCTGGTCGATTCTGTGGATGCGCTTGAAAAAGGAAACTTCAACGACGACAATCTGACTCCGAAGCAGCTCAAAGCTCGAGAAGCAGACAAAGCTGCAAGTTATGCGGCAATGGTTCAGTATTTTGAAGACTTAAGCGGGATGGTTTCGTTTTACCGAGACGGGAAACCAATCTCTGTTGAGCTTTCATCTATTGATCGACTTCCCGTTGAAGTTCGAGACGCTTTCCCGGATGTAAACAAGAAAGCTGTTGTCATCTTCGACAACACGGCGTTTGTCATCTCTGATAATGTGCGAACCAAGCTGTCTCTCGAGCGGGCTCTTGGGCAGATCAAGAATTATTCCTATAATATCAACGACCGGCATACCTGGGTTTTGCGTATGGCCGGGAAGGATACTGCGAAAGATATTTACGGGATAAATCCCCACACCGGCGAGCAGCTTCATTATTCTACAAGGATGCACCCGCCTGAGCAGAGTAACGTCGATATAGGTGAAGCTGTCCAAGCAGTAACCAGACTGCAGAATCAGCTCACGACCAAGGGACTGAACAAGGTCAAGGTCAATGTTGTGGATAACGTGACCCAGATCCCCATAGCGATCAAAAAACACTTGATTGCTGCTGGCAAGTTTGGGCATGTTGCTGGATTTGCTATAAACAATGAAATCTATGTTATCCGGGATATGCACTCGGATATCCAGGATGTGCTTAAAACTGCAATCCATGAGCTAGTTGGCCATCATGGGATGAAGAAGGTTTTCGGGAAAGGATACGGTAAAGTCCTTGATCTCGTCGTGCAGAAATTTGGCAACGAGGTCCAGGCTGTTCTTTTCCGTGAAGGGCATATTACCGAAGATAGAATACTCCACCAGAAAGACAAGGGGATTAAAGAACGGGCTCTTGGAAAGCGAGCTGACCTGTCCGGGATCGACAACGACACCCTACATAGAGCCGCTGAAGAAGTCATGGCGCAGTATCTTGAAGAGACAGATATCACCGAAGATATGCAGTTATCGAATGCCTACCTGGATAACTGGTTCATCCGGCTTGCAGATTTGATGATGAAAGGAGTCCGGAAGCTCGGCTTCAAGGGTGAGCTTACAAAGGTTGAGATTAAGCAGATGATGATGGCTGGATTCAAGGGCACTGATGTTCGGGTTGCTCGGCCTTCGACACTGTTCAATCGTCGGGTATTTGGGAAAGTCGGCGGTGTGGAAGGGAAGCCTGCGAGCCTGCTTGAGTATGAAAGCTACTGGGAGAGCACTCGAGACAGAATAGCCAGGCTTGCCCAGGATGACTTCCGCTCTCTCGATCTCTTGCAGCGAGCCTATGAAGGTACGTTTGGGGAACCGGTGCCCGATGAAATGGATGCCCACTCCATGCTGGGCCGGAAGGATTCTATTGTCGATTACCAGATCGAGGAGGCTCGAAAAAAACATTACCAGCCACTCTTTAAGAAGATGCGCGAGAATGAAATCTCTCAGGCAGACCTTTCAGATTATCTGTATGCAATGTTTGCTGGTACAAAAAACAAGGTGATGGCCGGTAGGAGCGGAGGGCAGATCCAGGATGCTTCCGGTTGGAATCAGGAAAAAATCGACTCCACACTAGAGCGATTAACGGCTACCGGCAAGATAGATAAGCTCGAAGAGTGCGCTCAGATGGTTTATGCTGCCAATAACGCTCGGCTCGAGCTGTTGGTTGAATATGGACTTGAGAAACGCAAGACGATTAACCACTGGAAATCTCTCTACGGTGATCGATATGTGCCGCTTCGATCTGATGAAGATTTTAGCGATCCTGGGGCTGCAGCTATCTCTGTCATGGGCAAGGCCTCTGCAGCTTCCAAGGGGCGGCATTCTGACGCACAGGATCCTCTTTCCTGGTCCTTCTATCAGCTTTACAACACCTATGCCAGGGGAGAGCGCAACTATGTGGCTATCGCTCTCGGAAAGCTGGGGCAGGCTATCAAGTCTGACAAGATAATGAGGGTATTTAACTCGAAAAACCTTCCTGCTGATGTCGATACTTCTCAATGTCTTGGATATCGGATCGACGGAGAACAGTTTTTTATCGATATCAAGAATCCGTTTCTTAAACGAGCAGTCAGAAAAGAAGAAACGAAAGAGCTTGGAAAGGCTGTCAAGTTTCTCGGGGCGCACAACCGAATAATGGCGATGGTCAACGTGACATTGTTTCCTCATTTTATCCTGACCAACCTCTTCCGAGACTTCGGCCAGGCTATGGGGAACCTCAATCTTCGAGACAATATTGGCAACTTAAGTGCCGGAGATTTTTCTAAAAAGGTCGCAAAGTCCACACCTGCCTCGGTAAGGGCGATCTTCCGGCACGAGCGCGGGAAGCAGGAAGACGCTCTCTACAAGAGATATCTTGAGCTGGGCGGGAAGACTGGTTACTCCTCTTTTTCCAGTGTGGGCCAGGTCGTTGACTCGCTCCACAAAGAATTCAGGAATGCTGAAGGTACTTTGATGGGCGCGGGGTTGCGGTCCTGGGACAAGATTGAGGGCGTTTTCAGGTTGTTCAATGATTCGTCTGAGAATGGTGTCCGGTTTGCTGCATTCAAGCAGGGTCTTGATGCTGGCTTGAGCGAGCAGCAGGCCATTGACCTGTCCAAGAACCTGACGACAAACTTTTCGCGTAAGGGAACCATTGGTCAGTTTCTTAATGCGTATAAGCTGTTCTACAATGCGTCCGTCCAGGGTCCGGCCATCATGTTCAAGCTGATGCGAAAGAACCCGGCTAAGGCCAAAAAGGTTGTTGGAAGTATCGTAGCCGGGGCGTTCTTGATCTCCGAGCTTAACTATTTGATGGCCGGAAATGATGACGACGAAGAGAACTTGTGGCGTAAGACGGAAAACTGGAAAAAGCGTAGCTACATTGTACTGGCACTGCCTGGGAATCATCAGGTTATGCTGCCGAAAGCGTATGGATTTGGAGCAATTTTTGATATCGGCTTGACCGCATCGAGTTTACTGCACTCAAGAAATATAGGTGAGGGGTTCAACGCGCTCACGAATCTTTACGAGTCTTGTCTTACGAACTATTTTCCGATTCAGTCCGGCGTTCAGGTTAAAGACGGCGAATCGGCTCTCCACAACACGCTGTCGCTTCTTCTGCCGACTGCAGCGCAGGTTCCCCTGTCTTTGGCTTTCAATTCTGACTGGAAGGGCGATACCATCATGCGTAACGACGAGGATGGTAAAGCCGCATGGAACGGAGCGCAGGCTGCGAAGTATCTGGTAAAGACTTATGCCGGCGGGTTCGGAAAATTCTTTGCTGAGGAATTGCCCAGGAATCTCGGGGCGATAGCCAAGGGCGAGTATTTTGACCAACCCCCACACGCCCGACTGACCCGACGATTTTACGGGAATGTGCCCAGGTATCAGATGAACAAGGCGTATTGGGCCGCTGACCGTGATCTGCGTGACACTTTTTCAGTGCATCGACGCAAGTTGGCCGAACTCAAGAACACTCGAGATCCAAAATTGTATGAGTCCAGGCGGCAGGAATTGATCGAGTTTCGCAAAGAGAATAATCTGATGTTGAGATACGAAACTCGAGCCCGGAAATACAGAGAACGGATCAAGCTTTATCGTGGGTACATAGAGGCTGCTGAGGGGGCAAAGAAGAGAGAGCTTCAGGAAGCGATGTATAAGACTGAAGCCGGGTTCCTGCGGGAGTATAAGCGTTTGACCAATCTAGCTCCCTAGTGTTACCTTATGGCAACATATTGGAGCGAAAAAAATGTCGGAAGACCCCCTAGACATCATAGAGACGGCATCTAAGCAATTTGTTGATCAACTGGTTGGTCTTCCGAGGCGTGTGGACACGTTGGAGGAAGCCGTAAGACTGGTCAAACGTGTGCTGAATATTGAGCTTGGGCTGTTACTTTTAGTCATTGGCCACTGGCTTAAAACGGTCATTGAAAAGTACGCGGGATAGCAATGTTAATGAGATTGTTTGGACAAGCCAAGGACAGGCTATCAAAGGCTGCAAAAGAAACCGAGAAGCAGGTTTCCGAGTTACGAGCTTTGGCTGAGGTCATCCAGGCTGCAACCGGTGAGGCCAGGAAGCAGCGAGAAGAGCTTCGGCTTATGAGAGATGCGTATGCTTCAATAGCGTCTCAGCTTGCTACGATGGCGAACTCTGCAGGGTTTTTGTGGCATAAGGATCGACATGGGCGGTTTATTTTTGCCTCACAACAATGGTGTGAATTCTTTTGGAACGATATGATCTGCGATATTGAAGGACTCACTGACGAAGAGTTAGCTGAGAAATTTCTATTAAAACATCCGTCTGGGGTTTTCACATTTGGCCGAGATGTTTGTATTGGCAGTGATGAAATTACAATCGCCAAAAAGAAGCGGTGTCGATTCCTTGAGTGTGGAGTTATCAAGACATCTCCTGAAGACCAGAGGCCACATATTGTTTTGCAGACAGACAAGACCCCGCTTTATGATAGGCAGGGTCGATATGTAGGGATTGTTGGGATGGCCATGCAGATGAATTGCGAGGACTGTAAGCGGAATCTGAAAGAGTGGCTTCAAAACAGCGTTGTCGAGAAAATAAATGATACCTTGTATTATATCCATGATGAACTTTTGCATGAATACGAGCTACCGATAGAGGTCTGCGATGTTCACACCGATCACTGAGAAACTGACGATTTATCAAGGGGCGACCTTCAAAAAATCCTGGGATGTGCGTGTCGGTGGGGAAATTATTGACATGTCTGGATGGAAAGGCCGGGCCGCCATGCGATATGAATATGACGATACTTCACCGGTCTGGCTATGCACAACCGAAGATGGTGGTGTGGTGCTCGATGTGGAAAATAGCCGGGTAACTTTGTATATCACACCAGCTAAGACGGAGGCTGTGATTGCAGACGGGTTTTGGGATCTGGAACTTGAGGATGCTGCAGGGGATGTCGGCAGGCTTCTAATGGGGAAGGTCAAGGTTTCTCGAGAGGTAACAAAGTATGAGCCAGTGGTCTGATCTTCTTGATTCTGAAACGACTGTCATTTCCATTGAACAGCCGGAGACAACGGTTATTGCATTACAGTCCGGAGTACAAGCCGCTTCCGAACTGCATATATTCCGAAACCATTTATCTTTGGATGGCGGCTCTGCCCGAAATGTGACCGAGGGTGTGGATCCCCTCGACGGAGGAAGTGCAAGTGGAAATACCCCTTCAATTTAGACGTGATACACTGGCGAATTGGGAGTCTGAAGACCCGGTTCTGCTTGAAGGTGAGGTCGGGCTCGTCCTGGGCAATGATGAGCTGACCCAGCTTAAGTTTGGTGACGGTACAAGGAGCTGGTCGGAACTCCCTTGGGCCGCTCGTGGGCCTCGAGGGTTTGATTTTCAGTTTTCCTGGGACGGATATCGCCTGGGCGTGAAGCATTCTGATCAGTCAACGTATTCGTATGTTGATTTGCGGGGTGCTCGCGGAGCAAATTTTGAATATGAATGGAGCGGAACCAGTCTGGGAGTGAAAACTTCTGACGATGCTGAGTTTGTCCACACCGGCCTTGCTCTCATGTATTCCTGGGATGGATACCGTTTAGGCGTGAAGTCTCCGGATGATGCCGAGTATGTGTATGCAGATCTGCGTGGTGCTGTTGGCGTAGGTCTCGTGTTTCAATGGGATGGATATTCTCTTGGAGTAAAAACTGCGGAAGAAGAAGAATTTGTTTATACTGATCTTCGCGGGGCCAGGGGTGCGAATTTTGAGTATGTATGGGAGGGGACGACTCTCAAGGTTAAGACTTCCGATGATGCCGAGTATGTCGGTGTGGATCTCAAGGGCGAGAAGGGCGATCCCCCTCTCCACACCTGGGATGGAACAACTCTTGCGTTTGAGAATCCGGATGGGTCGATGGCCGATCCTGTTGATCTGAAAGGTGAGACGGGAGAGCCAGGAATACTTTCGGAAGGGAAGATTTGGATAGGGAACGCTGAAGGGAATGCTGAGGAACGGGATTTTCCGGAACCGGAAGAAATGATCGCTGATAATGTTGTCGGGCTGAACGCTCGGATTCGACAATATGTAACGATGTATTCACAGCTCATGCGAGATGAATACGAGTGGGTCCATTGGAATAAAATTCTGGATAAACCTGAAACCTATCCACCGGATTCGCATTCACATGATTTTTCTGATTTTGGTTCACTTGATTTTCAATCGCCAACGATTGTCAACAAACCCTTTGTTCCCACGGTCCACGGTCATCTAACTTTTTCGGTTCGACAAGATAATTTAATTCGACGTAAGTCTTATATGTATGGAGGTTTATAAAATGTCTATTTACAACCCGCCTCAAACAATAATAAGTGACAGGGCTCCTGTTTCCGCTGATGGAATAAACTATGATCTTGTTGCTGGTGACAACTGGATAGATCAGACAAATGGTTTTTGGTACATTGTCATGCGGGTGTGGTCGTCAAAAACTGCATTCATTGTTGCAAAAATGGCTATTCAATAGCGGAGGTTTTATGTTTAAGTCTTGGGTTCACACGCCTGCACTGGTTGATACTGTTGAGGAAGTTTTTTCTGTAACAAGTGATTCAAATGCTTCAGTGCTTTTTATTTCTGCACAAAATAATTCATTAAGCTCTGTTACGGTTGAGGTTTTTGTTAGTATTTCCGGTACTGACTATCGAGTGTATGCGTCAGAGTTAAAAGCAGTGGGATCTTCTGAGGGTCCGTCCTCTGCGCGAGTTGCTACTAAAATCATTGTTCCTGTGTCTGGTTCGCTGAAAATAAAATCGACCAGTACAGATGTTGATTTTTTGTTTTCAGGTGAAGAATATCTTGTTGATGAAAATGCGTATTTTGGTGGAGTGTTTTTTATGAACACGAACGAGGTTCTTGGGTCTGGTCCGGCTGCGGTTCCTGGGGCTGAGATATTTGATGACCGACTGAAGCTTCTCCACCTGATTATGCCTGATGGATATTATATTAGCGCACCGTTTGAGCATTGTATAATAAATGCTCAAGATACCGTTGCTGTTTCAGCAGGTGGATGGCAGACTGTCGGCCTCAAGCCGGATGGAACGTGCGTTGTGACGGGCACTACTATTTACCTTACCGGCGTGACAGACTGGACAGATATTGTTGCTATTGTATCAGGTGATAAGCACACTATCGGTCTCAAGTCTGATGGGACGTGCGTTGCGACGAGTTATAATCCTGATTACATTTCCGGCGTGACAAACTGGACGGATATTGTTGCTATTTCAGCAGGTAATGTGCAGACTGTCGGCCTCAAGTCGGATGGGACGTGCGTTGCGACAGGTTCTTACATTTCCGGCGTGACAGGCTGGACGGATATTGTTGCTATTGCAGCAGGTGGTTCACACACTGTCGGCCTCAAGTCGGATGGGACGTGCGTTGTGACGGGTAATTCTGATTACATTGAAGGCGTGACAGACTGGACGGATATTGTTGCTATTGCAGCAGGTGGTTCACACACTGTCGGTCTCAAGTCTGATGGGACGTGCGTTGTGACGGGTAATTCTGATTACATTGAAGGCGTGACAGACTGGACGGATATTGTTGCTATTGCAGCAGGTGGTTCACACACTGTCGGTCTCAAGTCTGATGGAACGTGCGTTGCGACGAGTCATTATCTTGATAACATTTCCGGCGTGACAAACTGGACGGATATTGTTGCTATTTCAGCAGGTGGTTCACACACTGTCGGTCTCAAGTCTGATGGAACGTGCGTTGCGACTGGTTCTTATAATAACATTGAAGGCGTGACAGGCTGGACTTTGATCAATGTTGACCGGCCTACTCTTCCTTAAATAGGGCATAAACACAACAAAGCCCCTATTCTCGGTTGAGAAGTAGGGGCTTTGTTGTTTCCAGAGGATTCTCCCGGTCCAGGCACTAGAAACCTTTTCCGGGAGAGATCCTGCAGATAAGGAGGCTGCCCCATGAATCAAAAGGCAGGTACAGACGTGCTGGTTGCCCTATGGTCCGGGATACTTGGTCGGGGAATAGGAGAACCCTGATCGTTTCTTCCGGATCTACACCAGCGGGTAGCGAGAACCCTTAGGATGCTAAAGTAAGCCTGCTTTGCTTGCAACAACGAGCCTGGCAAACAGCCGAACAAAAGGCAACCTATGCAGTCAAAAATAGGGGGTGTGGAAAACTTGCGTGTTGATCAAACTGTTGATCAAAAGAAAAAATGGGGCTACGATTTTTCACTGTAACCCCTTGTTTTCTTTGGTCGGGATGAGAGGATTTGAACCTCGCGTGTCTCTGCTGCGCTCCTGGCCAGGTTCCCCCGACCAAAGTATTCTCTGCGGACCTTTCCGTTACTGTCTCTGAACGAGACGTACCATCGTCCGTCTTTTGTTTTGCCGACACTCATGCCGGCATATTGCCCTAGACTGTCACAGGTGTAAACTTTTTTCTGCGGGCAGGCTGCACGGACCTGAATGCTGGTGGGTTTTCCATCCAGTCATCCAGGTCCGCGATCTTAAACCTGTTTCGGGAGGGGCCATAACGAGGTACGGAATACTCTTTGACGATACGCCGAAACCGGTCGGCTGAGTATCCGCAATACGCAGCGGCTTGAGGGAGAGGGAGATAGGCCGGGGCGAAGCTCATGGTTATTTCGTGATTTCTCTCTTGGCTTTCCAGCGGAAGATCATACCGCCAACGATACCGACAAGAGCACCGATTCCGGACATAACTGCTGTTGTCTGGGTGATAAGGACTTTCTTGGTCTGTTCGTCGATCTCAATCCCGAATGCGGCAGCAATGATACTGCCAAGGGCTACGAGAAGGGACCAGAGCGTTCTCGACTCCCACCACCGTTTATCTTCGAGCATAATTTCCTCCGTTTGTGCGTTTCCACCAGGCTCTTACCTGGTCCAGGTACGGACATGCAGGTAAGTCAGCTACCCGTGTGGTACATAACCATGCTTTTTTGCGTCCCCAGACCGCCGGGCCGAGGCAGATATCTGAGATAGGATGCTGGCACGGGATTTGGGAATACATTTCGCAAGGTTTAGGCATTCATCTCTTTCCTGAATTTTTTTGACGTTTTCCAGCTTATAGATTTCTGCTCAGGAATATCGAGCGATTCTCCGGTACGAGGGTTGCGCCCCTTTGAGGCTTTCCTGATTATGGGCTTGAGCGTTCCGAGACCGTAGAAATTAAATTTTTCGCCGTTTTTCAGTTGTTCGGCTATCAAGTTTCGATATGCTTCCAGGATAATTTTGATTCTGTTCTTGGAAACCTTACCTTCCAGCTCCGGCATGTCTTTGATCGTGTAAGCCATTTCAAGTTCTGTCATAAGCTCCTCAGCTTTTTGCTGGTGTGAGACCGCAACTGTCCTGGTACTGACCAGCGTATGCCGCACCCACACCGGATGTTTCAAAGAATATGATTTGGGCAAACGGTTTGCCGCAAACAACGGTATATGCTTGATCTCCATTGTTCTTCACACTCAGGGTTAGGTTCCCTCGATAGCCCGGATCGATCCACTCCCCGCCGGCAAGGGCCAGCCAAGCGCGAGCAGCAGAGCTTTTCAGCCGGACCATCCCGCTTATCTCTTCGGGGAAGTTGCATCGTTCAAGAGATGCCACCTGGAACGCTTCCCCGGGTCGAATCCGGGCAACATCGCCCAGGTAAAGAGTCTGAATCTCTCCGCTTGAACGCCGGACCTCTGTGCCGAACCGGATGTCGAGACTGGCCGGTTGAATAAGGTCCGGATCAAGCGGGATCACCAGGGGTGGAACAATGGAGGCTATTTTTTCGTTCCCGAGGACCATTTACCCCTCCGGTGTGGACTCAGAAGGTTTGTTCTGCATAGCCATCACCTCGGAAAACTGTGCGGCTGTCTTGGCTATGTATTGGTTTCGCAGGTTCATAATGTCTTCGTCCGGGATATATGAGTACATGACATACTTCTCCTCGTTGAAGAAAACCCTTGCGTTTTTTCCGGGAAGGATCAGCATTGCCAGGGGAGCAAATTGAATTCCTTTGTCTTTGATCTCAACATACAAAGGGTTTATCCAGGGGCCGCTTGTTGCTTCTTCGCAGTCATAGATTACGGCTTTTCCGTTGTTCAATACTGCAAGTTTGGTTCTTACGTTGGACATGCTTGCTCCTTATGCAATGATGGTAGCTGATTCTGATATGGCCGCAGTTAAAAAGTCTTTGATCTTGTTGCAGGTATCCACTTCCCAAAGGCTGTTTTCGATAGTGAAAAGCCCAGCTTCCACCGAGCTGTCTCCAACCTGTCTAATCCGAAGAACGTGCCCTTGTTCTGGCTGTTCGATTTCAGGGAATGTTTTGTATTTTGTCAGTGGAATAGGATTGGGGAGCTTGTTTTTTGCCTTGCGATGAATCCCCGTTTTGACTGTCACTTTCTGTGTTACTCCGTCATCGTCGATATCCACACCGGCTTGAGCGACAATGTTGCCTACGTTGGCGAGAAGCTGACAACGATGATCGGTAGGAGTAAAAAATGTCTGAACGCCGATGATAAAGTCTTCAAGGGTGTGATATCTGTTGAGAAATGACATATCTTCTTGAGGAGCCTGAGCTTGGGCCAGGGTTTCGCGTTGTCGGAATTTACTATCCAGACACGTTTTGATGGAGACCTTTGTGGGTGAATCCACGCAGAAGAAAAGTTTTCCGGGCCAGTCTGCTTTTGATTGCTTGAGGTAGTAATCAACCAGCCCCTGCAGTGTGTGAATCATAATCGTTTCCGGTTTTTCTTTGCGAACCGGGTAGATCGGTTTTGTTGTGTAGTCTCTGCCATCGATCTTGATTTCTTCAGCATGTCCCAGATCGACGATACGGTCGATAAGTCCTTTAAGCATTGTTATTTACCTCGGAGATAAAGGGTAGCGTGACCTGCTCTTCTTCATGTCGATTGATCTCATGCAATACGGTTTTGCCCTTTTCCTTGGCGAGAAACGCGGTTGTTTCACACGGTTCGTCGGCAGCCAGGACCGTCTTGCAGCCGTGAACAATCTCGATGATATTGCGTTCCTTGTTTGGTTTGAAGATCACTTCCATGGTGATCTTCCGCTTGCTGGTGGCTACAGTGTTCGGATCCTCGATGTTCTCAAGTACCCGAGCAAGCTCGACATCAAACGCTTCGATAGCCGCGCCCCCGCTCAAATTGGTCAGGGACATTGGGATGTTCTCTTCCGGCATTTGGTCCTCCTGTGACAATAGGGTTGATAATATTGACAGCTTCTTCCGGTGATACGGCCCAGCCAACCACACAGCCTGACTTCTTGAACCACTTCTTCATCGTCGATATCTGGCGAGGTGTGGGCTTGTTTCCCGGTGTCTTTACCTCAATCTGGAACATGACCCCCTGACAAGCACCGGTCACGTCCAGCTTCTGATGGCCGTATGTTGTGCCGTGATTCTTTTCTGCATAACATTCCGGTAGCCTGTTCAGGGTGTCGATGATCTTTTTTACGAGTCTCGCTTCGGGCTGCATTCTTCTACCTGTTTGATTGCTACGAGGATGGGCTTGCCGTCAGGCATTTCTTCCTTTTCCAGATTGTAGCACCGGTTTTCCTTGACCCCGATATACTCAAAGAATCCTTTGGCAGAGATCCTGGCACCGTAGGTCGTGCCTTTCTTGGACTTTACGGGCCGAATCTTGCGCGAATGCCTTGGGCCTTCCCCTTTAATAGGAACGAAACCTATTAAATCTCGCTTCGAGTCGTGACAAAGGATCACGTTGTCGTAATCCCAAAAGAACGTGTTGTAGGCAAGGCTTGATATAAAGCACGTCCCGTCAGCTTTGATTCGCACTTGTGGCGTGTTGTTTTTAAGGTGTCTTGGTTGTCGATATTCTTCCCAGCTCATATAGCCTCCGTCTTGCTGTTTTGTGTTACCTTTAGGTTACACAAAAGGCGGCAGTCGTCAACACAGTTTTACTCCTAAGTTCGGACTAGCAGGTTGTAATACCCTCAAGTGTTTTCTTGCCCTGGTAATCCCCACATACATTTGACGGATAACAGAATCCCTAGCTTGCTGTTTGAGCTTATACCCCCTTGCTGATTGTATGGACAGGTCAGGGGCGAGGAAGACCGTATCTGCCTGGCCGCCCTTTACAGAGTGGATCGTTCCGACCGTTATTTTACCGGCGTTGTCGAATCCATCCCAGCCGGTCTTTTTAATAATCTGCAGAGGGAATGTCGCTGATTTCTTTTTTGCGGCAGTCATGTTTTCAAACAACCAATCAAGATCCAGTTTGGCAGCCTGGTTGAAGTTTTCTTCATCGAAGTATTCTGCAATGAGGCGCAGATATTGATCTACGGATGTGTCCGGGTTGAGTTTTTCAATCTTCTTCTTTGCTCCGTGTTTTACGACCCCCTTGGCCTTAACCAGGTCCATCCAGTCCCGAAGTTGTGTGGGTGTCCATAGTCTGGTTTGTCCAAAAACCGGGCCTTCAGGGTGAGCATAGGCATGGATCCTGTCTCTTGTTGAGATTCCAGAACCAGGCGTCAAAGGATTCCAGTCGCCGCGATTGCGTCTGTATTTGTTTGAGAACGGGATGCCTTCATCTCGAAGGCGTTTGATGATGCTTCCAAGCATGTATCCACACGAGGCGAGTATCATCACCGATCCTTCTTCCAGGGCTTCCTGGACCTGTTCAATGATGGGGCCAGCGTTGTGATAGTTGAATTCCAGCTTCTTGACTGATCCTCGTTCGTCCCGAGGTTTGTATGTCTTGGGCTCGCGCTTTGAAACCCGTTTGATCCAGGATTCAGCAACGGCTTGGACAGTTGATGGGACTCGGTAGGATTGAGTCAGGAATCGCTTCTTATCGTCGGGCAGAGGTGGGTTGAGGAATGCGTCTGGTGTGGCCCCTGCGAAACTGTATAAGAGCTGGTCGTCATCTCCGGCTAATAGGAAGTAGTCGAAGGTTTCTCCCCATTTCCGAACCAGCTTGAGCTGTAGCGGGGTGAAGTCCTGTGCTTCGTCAAAGATACCCACACGGGCGTTTACGGGTGGAGCGAAGTCATAGTCTATGGCATGTTCGATCATATCTGTATAATCGACAAGGTTGTTTGAGTCCTTCCAGCTTTGCCATTTATGATGAAGGGATTTGACAGATAGTGGCCAGGATTCTTGAGGGATCATCTTGGCCCGATAGATTTGATAGTCCTGAAACGTCTTGTCTGTTTCAGTCTTTGTCACCTGATCCAATGCGCTCTCGTCTGCATTTACCTTGTGTTTTGTCAGAGAAAGTTCGGGGTATGCTTCGTTGAAGTCGTCAATGTGCTCTTCTGCGATCTCTGGCCGGTTCATTATTCGGTAACAATGTGCGTGTAATGTGCCGATGTTCTCTTCTGGAACCGGAAGCTGCCTGCCTGCAAGTTCAGCAGCAGCCGCCCTGGTGAATGACGACAAGAAGATGCTTTCCGGGCCGAACATTTCAGCGGCCCTGACTACTTCACCTGATAGGTACGTTGTCTTTCCGCAACCTGGTGGGCCGAAGATTCGGGTTTCGTTGCTTGATTCCATTTTATGCTCCCATTGACGTAAGAGGTTATCGCTGCGAACAGGTTCCCTTTGACATCTTTCTTTTCGAGAGAGTGTTCGGCCTCGATCTCGTCTATTGATGCGAGAAACAGGTCAAACAGTCTGAGTTTTTCTTCCCACACCATGTCGTCGGGTTCCTCGTGCATGACCTGTAATTTACCGTTCTGATAAAAAATAGAGAGCCGGATCTTTCCGGCTCTCTCTTCTTCTTTAAGTTGTTCGTAGGGTGTCATTTTTCCTCTCTATTCTTGAAACATCACCGTGTCCGTTTTTGCTGCAATGGAGTATTCTTCCTTGCAGTTTGGGCATGTAATCTTGTCGTCAGTATGAAAGTATCCGTATGGGTTTGTTGAGTTGATTCGTTCGAGACAGTTGGGGCATAATGCGAAATGAGGTTGTCTAAAAATAGTATGGATCTTTCTGGATTGTGATTTTTTCTGACTCATTTTTCACTCCTGTTTACAATCGAAGTTACGTTGTATGCGGACTTCGAGCTTCTTTTGTTGCCGTCATCGAGCGTGAACATTACTGTTTCCTGTTTTGCGCCCAGGGCTCTTAATTGAAAGCCCAGTTCCTTTGCCGAGTAGCGATCTCCGTTTGCGCTCATGGCTCCACGCAGGTCACGTCCGAAGATATAGCATTTCCCGTTTCTTAAATACGGGGTGTCATTGACGAATGCGCTTTCTGCATCCTCTGTCGCGCCTCTTGAGCTCCAATAGTATCTTACCCATTCAGCGATGATCTCTTTGTCTTTGGTGTCTGTGCCAGTTTCAACCGGCTCGACGAGAGATAAAAGAGTTGTTGCAAAGGCATCCCATTCCGGTACCTTGTAGCGGTTGAGATAGACCCCACAATGTGCTGCAAGGTGCTGTCTGAGCGTGTTCTGGTTGATGAGGTTTGCAATACTGCCAAGCGTGACTTTTTGACCGTTGTTGATGACAAGCTCAAAGATCGGTTCGTCACCAAGATACTTGTAGATGTGTTCAATTTTTATCTTGAGGGCTCGGGATAACTGGTCCCGGATGTGCGTTTGCTTCTCCTGTTTTTCTTCCTCGGTTGCATCCTGTGGATTGTTCATTGCCTGGGTCTTGAGATCGTTGGCGATCTGCTGGACCTCTCTGACGTTTGCTGTTTGCGGAGCGGCTTCACGAGCTTTGTGGATTGTTCGGTTTAGATAGCTCACACGCAGGACTTTCCTGAATTGCTTTTCGTCTTTGGCGTTCTCTCGCCTGAAAGCTATGAGTAGGTTGCAGATTTCCTGGTCGGTCCAACCATAGCTCTTTGCAAGATTTGCCAGGCTTTGATCGTAGCTGGAAAAAGAAGCGTCCTGCTTCTCCTTGTCTCGTAGTTTGCGGTATGTCGTTGCAAACTTTGGATCCATTTCAAGGATCTCGGTTAATAACAGGCTCGGTGGTTCGGCATGTTCGTTGATTACCAGGCCGAGAGGATTTGATGCAAAGTCTTGATCGGTTGTGGACCCGCCAAGTTTGATCTGTCCGGCCTGGTCTGCTATAAGAACATCTTCAAAATCTGCCGGAAGATATCTTGCTGAGGGGTTGTGTTCTACGACTTCGACTAGACGGGGGTTTTTTTCGTCTTTGTAGTTCTGTGTCCCAAGCACCCGGAATAGCTGGCACAAACTCGGGAGTGCATCGACTTCCCAGTGCTTGTGTGAGGCCTGCAGTCTAAATGTTTGCAAGAATCTCACACTGAGTCGTTTTGCTTCGAGTCGATCATCGTCGTCGTCGAAAACCCACGGTTCTTTGTAGAGCCAGAAGGCTTGTAGGCCATAGCCGGAGTTTGTAATTATCGTTGGAGGGAGAAAGCCGGGCAGAGTCTTTTTGATAAGATTCAGTCCGTCTTCGATGGTGGGTGGGATGTTTTGCTTCTCGTGGGCCAATGGATTCAGGATGTCTATGTCCAGGCCCAGACCGGTAACGGCTATTGTTTCAGCTTCCCGGCCATTTCGGTGCGGCCCAAGGCCTTTCTCGAATAGGCCGATACAAAAGTATGTGTTTTTCTTGGTTTTTTCTGCGTATTTTGCCGCGTTATCTGCATTGCTGAACCAGGCCGATTTGTTTCCTGGTCTTGTCCAGATCGGGAAAAAGCCTGGTGTTTCTTCGCCATAAATTTCCCGCAGGAATGCAGTCGTATCCATAGGCTCTCCATAAAAAAAATGCGGGGAAGGTCTTGCGACCTTCCCCGCTAGTTTGCAGAATTAAGCCGCGTCTGATTCAACCTTTGTGTGTTCAAAGATTTGCTTGAAAGCCTTCTTGTACTGTTTGACGAGTGCTGCCTGTTCGGTGGTCAGGGGATCACCTGCCTTGAATACGAGGCGCGAGTAAGTGATACCGGATCCGTTTTTTGTCTTCTCGAGGCTGATCTTCGTGGATACAGAGTAGAGAGACTTTCCGAATCGTGTCAGGCTCGTCATGTACTTTTTCAGAGGCTTGATAGACGTGGGTGGTACGGACAGAGTGAAGGGCAGTATTGCATCCTTGGGCAGGATAAATACGTTGCGCTGGTCCTTGCAGGCCTTTCCGGACCCCTTTGCTGCGCTTCCGTACTCGTTGAAGGGGCATTCGCTGCAGAGGCCGCCGGGATTGCCGGTGCCGTGGATGCCGTCAATGGAAGTGCAGTCCGGCGGTACGTTCTCGCCATCGTATTCGCCCTCCCAATACGACTTTGCAGGCATGATGTGGATGATGATTGCCTCGAGTTCTTTCACATCATCCATCCCTTCGAGTGTGGGCACCTCGAAGGTAGTTCCCCCACCTGCTGGAACAATAATCCGTTCCAGGTCTAGCGGGGTAAATTCTTCATCGCCCATATTGTCTTCGAGCAAGGTTGCAAGGTCGAGATCCTTGTCGTTGAAGATGGCGAAGTTGTTTTCTTCCTTAACTGCTACGGCGTTTGTTTCGTTAGACATAGTTTCCTCCATGTCGGTTTTTGGGTTTTGGATCTTGGACGTAGAATTACGCATTGCGGGATTTGAGTTGGAAACGCTCGGAAACCTTCAAGAAAGGCTGTATTCTTTCAGGAAGTTTCTTAATGATTTCCGTTTCAGTGAGGGTGCCGTCAGGGTCGAATTCCCGGATGTACGCACTGAGTTGGTTCGTGTTGAATGTCGGTTTGACGTATTCACCGAGTCCAGCTTCAATCAGCGCATCGCACAGCCCTTCCTTGTCTCCTGTGTGGCCAGCCCACACCTGCCGATGGACATAGACTGTCCGTGGTCCCTTTTCCGTGGAGATGGTCAGCTTTTCGAGTCCGGATTCGGCCATCTCTTCAATGAGCCGATCTTCCATCTGGTCTCGTTCAAGCTTGAGCTGATCGATCTCCATTTTGAGGTTCTTGATCGCAACGTCGATCTCTGCGATCCGTGACAATTCTTTTGTGTCCACTGGTTCCTCCTTTGTAACCTAAAGGTGACAGACTTGACAATAGTCTCTTGAAAAAAACTGAAAAACAATCAAAATAGTCAACAAAAACAACAAAAAACCACACAAACAAAGGCCAAGCGCAACCAGGGGCTAAATCAGAGCGCAACGAGGGGCACCGTAGGTGGTTCCTGGCGCGGAGGTTTCATATCCTCCTGTTTCTCTCAGCCTCATGGATTCCTACTTTGTCCTTAATTTCTTTTGCAAACGAATCTATGATAGCCCGGCATCCGTCGCATAAGTCCGCGTAATGCGTGAACTCTTCATTCCTGTGGCCGTCAAACTCCCGCCATGTTCCGGTTTCATACTGTCGTGCCGGATGTCGTTCACATATATCACAAATCCTCAGCTCTTTTACGGTTATCTATCCTCTCCTACAGGTCAAAAATATATCTCGGAAATTCTTCAATACGGAAAACCTCTCCGCAATCATCGCACATAATCTTTCCACCACGAGGAACGTCTATAAAGCCATCTTGGGGCTCCCCGCAGTATGGGCAGTATATCGTTATCTCGTTTATGTATATTTCGTTGACCATTTTCATTTATTCTTCCTCCACCTTTTCCATCTCTACTTTCCCCACGTCATCATACATTGATGAATACGGCCACGGGTTTTCGTCAGAGCAATCTTCCGGGCAAAGTGCCGGATCATACCCATAACGGTTGAGTTAAGCGGTGCATTTATAGTTGTAAACGGTCTCGATATTCTCAAGGCATCTAGCCATTCCTCATCTTTGCAAACCGTTCCCCGATATGTATTTCCGTCACCGTAGCTATTCATTGGTGTTATCTCCTTCTTCGGCCATTATTCTTAAAAATTCTTCAAAGTTGTATGCGGCCTTATAAGTCTCGCCGTCCCTCGTTGTAATGTGTAACGTATGATTTACCCCGCACGATACCGCTACTGAGACAATATGATCCACCCTCATGCAAATTGAGTGCGTTTCGGTGTAGATCATTACAAATCCTTTTGGAATCGTCGGCTCATTTTCCGTCGTCATCGAAGTATACCTCCACTTGTTCGTGTGATTGCCGGAAACTTTCAGCAACCTTTTCAGCATTCTCTTTTGTCATCAGGCCGGTTCTGTACCACTCCCCAGCCTGTTCGTTGATCCAACGCCAGTATTTAACTCTGTAATTAACATTTTTTGGCATTATCAATAGCCTCCGCAAGTTGTGCCCTTTCGTCAAGCCACCATCTTTTTTCTGTCCGCCACACGCAACACGAAATTCTTTCCAATCACGGGCTTTCACCATGTCGCTGCTCGTCTCTGCCAGCTTTCGCAATAAGTATAATTCGGCACTGTAAACTGTTTCCTCCCGGTCTTGAAATCGAGCTAGTAAATCACTCATATTCACCTCTTGCTTTCCTCAGAGCACATCGTGCTCTTTCCTGTTCTTCCGGGAACCATGCCTTTGCATCCTTGTCATATGATAGTCTGGTAAGCAGATTATCAAGAGCTTCATACAGTTCTGGCGCCGCAGTAACAAGGTCAGTATCACCATCATCTGGCATATCTAGTTCCCGACCATTTTTATCAACTCCTGCAGTGTCATCCCATGGTCCACTATTCTTTCTTCCAAAACGTAAAAGATAATTGATAGCATCTCTATCCCATGCTTTCTGTGCACACTTCTTTTCACTCATCTCTCGCCTCCTTCGCTGCACGTACAGCACGATCTATCAAAGGCAACCAGTTCTCAACACCTCGCTGCGTATTGCCGTGCAGAGTGATGTTGTGCTGGTTCTGTTTATAAAACTCGGAAGGCAAATCACCAAACTTCAACGACATGGCTCCCCAATCACACAACATTTCCAACAGATACACTCCTGTCATGGGCAGAACAGTTCCATCTACCATTACCCAATATTCCCAATGATGACGATTATGCTTCTGGTGATGGTTCCATGCGTACTTAAAAGATTCCTTGCTTTTTACTTGGTCATCGGCGGTATAGAAAAACTGTTGATAACCATAAAACTCGTCCTCTGAGTACTTGGACATATCATGGTTCTTTATCAAGCAATCGAGCGTTACGCGGGAACAATCGTCAAGCCAGTAAATATCTATACACAACGGTTCAAGGTGTCTCCAAACTGCCTCTACGTTGGCTCTATGTTCATCTATATAGTTAGAGTATGCTTTAGTGGATTCCTCATAGGTCATTTTCTATACCCCCATCTCGGTTTGTCAATCTGGCGACGATCTGTATCGCTTGCTTTTGTGTAATCATCATCCCTCTATCCTTTCCAGCTCTAGCAATATCTAACGTCGATAACTTCTGGGTTTTTAAAACCCTTACGTATAATTTCTCTACATGCATCAAGCCCTGCTTGTTTGTGTGAGTTCTTATTTTTGTATCCACCTACATGGATTTCTTCATGTATCCAGTAATTATTATTCGGATCAAAATATTTTAGACGCACCAAATATTGTTCTGTGCCATTCATATATTTCTCCTTAATATATTGTCTTCTTACAATACTTACAAACAAGACAGCCAGCATTGTTTTCATAATCATGCAAGCATGAATTTTGCAAAGAAATTATCTCATCGCAAATATTGTAAAATTCAATTTGTTTCGCCGCTCTTACTGATACAAGTTTTGAATAAAAATCATTCAGAGCCAATGTCGTTATAGCCATACCCGATCTTGCGCGCTTCTTGAGCGTTATTCGCGAACACCAAAGCGGCCTTCTCCGACTCTTCTCCGTCATGAACCATGTATGCTTTTAATTTCGATGGC